GGTATTGAAGTATTTACTTTTGATGGAAGTAATTTTGTTCGTTTGTCTACGGAACATATTAAAGGCGATCAATTTGGTATTCATGGAGATGGTACTTACGTTTTTGCAGGTGTTTATACCTACGGACTTGCTGCTTATGGGTACGCTTCAGAAATGACTTTACCTTCAACAGCAAAAGACATTGATTCCTATATTGTATCGGTAGCCTAATGGGTATTCATGGAGATAAAATAATATGGAACGTTGAGGTAAGTGCAGGTTTTACGACTTACACAGAGGCAAGTAGTTTAGATTCCTTATTAAAAAAGGTATTATCAAGTAATGTATCATTAGATTCTTATCTTCAAAAAACAATTCCAGTTACTTTATCTTTGGATGCTGTGCTTGCATATTTGCAGACTAAAACTCTTTCATTGGATGCTTATTTAAGTAAATTAGATTTAACTGAAGAAGCTGCAATGGATGCATTTTTAAAAAAGATAGTATCTGAAGATATAAATTTAGATGCTTTATTAGTGTATATGCAAACTAAAGATATAAATTTGGATGCTTTATTACAGGAGATTATTGAAAAACAATTATCTTTAGACGCATTATTAAGTAAGATAGGTATAATTAAAGAAATTGCATTGGATGCTTTACTTAAAGAAACTGGCTTTGAATCATTATCCCTGGATGCTTTGTTAAAAGAAATGGGGTTAACAGCATCATCTTCTTTGGATGCTTTATTACAAAATATAGATATTGAAAAAACTGTTGATCTCGATGCTCTGTTAAAACAATCTGATATTACAATATCTTTATCTTTGGATGCCTTATTAAATAAATTAGGACTTAGCATTTCAACGTCATTGGATGCTTTTGTTTCTGAGGAAATTACTGAAAATATTTCATTGGATGCTTTATTAAAAGTAGTTGATGAAACCAAAGAGATTTCATTGGATGCAATTTTGAGTATTTTAAAAACTGTTACAACATCATTGGATGCTCAATTACAAAAGGAATATACAATAGCAACTGATTTAGATGCTTTGTTAAGTAAGGTAGGGTTGACTGAGGATGCTTCTTTAGATTCTTTGCTTCAAATATTGGCAATTGAAAAACAAGCAGAATTAGATGCTTTGCTTACATATTTACAAATTGAAACTCTTTCGTTAGATTCAATTTTGAGTAAATTAGGATTAACTACTAATGAATTAGACGCTTATCTTCAAAAATTAAATCTAACTGCTGATTCCTCTTTGGATGCGTTGTTAAAAGGATTAGATCTTACTGTTGAATCTTCTTTAGATTCATTGTTGAAAAAATTAGATGTTGAAAAGACAACTGAGTTAGATGCAATATTAAAAGTTACAGGTTTAACGATTGATACATCTTTAGATTCAATTCTAAGCAAATTGGGTTTAGTTACTACAGACTTGGATGCTTTGCTCAGTAAGTTAGTTGTAAGAGATTTTTCATTGGATGCTTTTCTTTCTTTGTTGGGGATAGAAAAGACTAATGAATTAGATGCTTATCTTCAAAAATTAAATTTAACTTTTGAATCTTCATTAGATGCCCTACTTAATAAAATAGGATTAACCTTTGAATCTTCACTGGATGCTCTATTAAGTAAATTAAATTTAGTTACTACTGATCTCGATGCTTTATTAAATAAATTAGGAATAGAGAAGACTAATGAACTGGATGCTTACCTTCAAAAATTAGATCTAACTTTTGATTCTTCTTTGGATGCCTATCTTCAAAAGTTAAATTTAACTTTTGAATCTTCATTGGATGCATTATTAAATAAATTGGGTTTAGCTACTGTTGATTTAGATGCATTCCTTGTTAAAACATATATGAAAATTATTTCTTTAGATGCGTTGCTTAGTAAATTAGGAATAGAAAAAACTAATGAACTGGATGCATATCTTCAAAAATTAAATTTAACTGTGGATTCTTCTTTGGATGCATTATTAAAAGGATTAAATTTAACTTCTGATATTTCGTTAGATGTTCTATTAAGCAAATTGGGTTTAGTTACTACAGACTTGGATGCTTTGCTTAATAAATTAAATTTAACTTCTGATATTTCGTTAGATGCGATTTTAATACAGGCAGATGTAATTTTTGTTAACCTTGATGCTCTGTTAAATAAATTAGGATTAACGGAAGATCTTTCTTTAGATGCATTGTTAAGTGAATTGGGTTTGGTTACTGTTAATTTGGATGCACTACTTAATAAATTGGGTTTAACAGTATCAACTTCTTTGGATGCCCTGTTAAATAAATTGGGATTAGTTACTACAAATTTAGATGCCTTGTTAAATAAATTAGGATTAACAGAAGATCTTTCATTAGATGCGTTGTTTAGTAAATTGGGAATAGAAAAAACCAATGAATTAGACGCATTGTTAAAAGGATTAGATCTTACTATTGAATCTAATTTTGATGTATTGCTTAATAAATTAGGATTAACAGAAGATCTTTCATTAGATGCATTGTTAAGTAAATTGGGTTTGGTTACTGTTAATTTGGATGCATTACTTAATAAATTAGGAATAGAAAAAACCAATGAACTGGATGCTTACCTTCAAAAATTAGATTTAACTTTTGAATCTTCACTGGATGCATTATTAAAAGGATTGAATCTAACTTCAGAGTCTTCATTAGATTCAATTCTAAGCAAATTGGGTTTAGTTACTACAGACTTGGATGCTTATCTTCAAAAATTAAATTTGACTTTTGAATCTTCACTTGATGCTATATTAGAACAAGCAGGTTTAGTTACTACTAATTTAGACGCATTGCTTAATAAATTGGGTTTAACAGTATCAACTTCTTTAGATTCAATTTTAAGTAAATTAAATTTAACTACTACTGATTTGGATGCCCTATTAAATAAGATCGGGTTAGTAAAGGATTTCTCGATAGATGCACTTCTTACAAAACAGTATATAGAAATTGGAGTTTCTTTAGATGCTTTGTTTAAAAAATCAATTACAGTTTCTTTTAGTTTTGATGCTTTATTAAAGGAAATGGGGTTAACAACATCAACTTCATTGGATTCTTTTTTATTTGATACAATTTTGATTGATGCAGATTTGGATGCATTATTAAATGAAGTAGGAATTACAGTAAGTTTATCCTTAGATGCTTTTCTTTCTTCATTAGGGATTGAGGTAAATACATCGTTGGATGCCATTGTTAAAAAAGAACAATTACAAAATATATCCCTGGATGGTCTATTAACAATTGTTGATGAAATAGCATCCTTATCTTTGGATGTATTATTAAATAAAACAAGAACAATGGAGATTTCTTTAGATGCTTATTTAATTAAATTGGGCATTGAAACTTCTTTATCTATAGATGCTTTGATAAAATCATCTAAATTAATAACAACTTCATTGGATGCAATTTTGTATTCTATGGAAATAAGTCAAATTATAACATCATTGGATGCTTTTTTGATAAAACCCGATTTGTTAAATTATGCTTCGTTGGATGTAATGATTCAAGGTACAGGACTTATAACAACTATAGATTTAGATGCATTGCTTGTAAAAGTAAATATTGTATCATCAGTATTAGATGCATTACTTATAAAGATAATTTTAAAAAATATTTCTATGGATGCATTATTGCAAGAAGTTAATCTTCAAAGAATGGCAGTAATGGATTCTCAGATATTTAAATTATTTACTTTAACATCAGAAATAGACGCATTACTTGTTACATTGGGTATAACTAAAACGGTTGAGTTGGATGCTTTATTGCAAAAAATGGATATAGAGAAATTAGTTTTTTTAGATGCTGTTCTTTATGGCGGTGATATTTTAGAAATGCAAATGGACGCTATAATCGTTAAAGAAATAACTGAGTTTACAAATTTAGATGGTTTATTAAAAGGTAATTTTTACGAATCAACTTTTATGGATGCTCTTGTTTATACAGTAATTGTTTTGGCTAATTCTCGATATTGTTTTACTTCATTACTTGAAAAGCCGGATATGATAAGTTTGTTGGAAAAACCATCTTTTATGTTGGGGTTGGAACGATGTGGCACGTAATTAATTATGTTACATGAGTTCCTATAATATTAACTTTAAACGTCAGGAGGTGCTTTACGGTATGCGAATGACAATAGGAGAAGTATTATGACAGCAACAGTTCAAATTTGGGAAATGACAACGGACACTCAGGGGGTAGACAAAACGAGTGATACTGTCAGGTTTAAATCGGCAGATGACACAACAGTTGATACTGCTGATCGTCTGCAAATTCCAGGGGCAGGTACGGATTATTCTTATACAAAGCAATTGAGGGCTAATATTACAGGTGCGCCTTCAGTTGATCTTACTAATCTTCGTGCCTATTCAGATGGTTCAAGTGGTTTCGGAACAGGTGTTGGTGTTCAGTATGATACTTTGCAGACATTTGCAACTCAGACGGATGCCGATATTTCTGGAACAGATCTTTTTACAAAAACCGATGGTGCAGCTATTGATATGGATCAAACAAATGACACTACCGGAAAGACTGATACTGGAAACTATGGTGATCATCTTCGTTTGCAAATGACTGTTACAAATACTGCAAGTCCTGGGGCTTTAACTCCAGAGACATTAACATTTGCTTATGATGAAACTTAAAAGTTAATTCTGTTAACATAATTAAAAAGTGGTTAATCAGGAGGAGAAAACTCATGAATGATGATAAAAAAATAATGATCGGTGTTCCTTATTATAAGAATTTACCAGAACCTAAATTTCAATTAGCTATTACAAACCTTATTTTTCATTTGGCTCAAAAAGGGTATTTTGTGGATGTTATGTATAAAGAAGGAACAGTAATTTCTTCTCAACGAAATGCTCTTTTTGATGACGCTTTAAAGGAAGGATACGATCTTATATCTTTGGATACTGATATGGAGTTTTCTCCTCCTGATGTTGTTAAACTCATTGAATGTGATTTGGCCCCTGTTATTGGTGGACTTTATTATGCTGTTCGTTCTCCCCATCCTCCACTTGTGTTTGTAGAGGATAATGTGGAAACTGATTATGCCTTTCGTTCTTATAAAGATAACGATATTCCTAATAAACCCTGGCTTGTAAAAGGAGTACCTATTGGGGTATCTTATTTTAAAAATGAAATTATTAAATATTTTCTTAATGAAAAACGAATTAAAAAATTTGGAAGACCTTTTAATTTTTGGCAATTGGATAATGGTAGAGAGTTAGGTGAGGATTTGTCTTTTTGCCATCGATGCAATCTTGAAGGTATTGAAATGGCGTGTGTTCCTAATGTAGATATTGGACACATTGGAAAGAAAACAATTAAAAAATTAGATCATCAATTAGCTCTTACAATGGATTATCATTATTGCAATGATATTCTTGGATGGATGAGTGTTCGGGAACAAAATTTTTTATATCAAAGTGCAAAGAGGATGAAATCAATTGTGGAAATCGGTTCTTGGAAGGGTAAGAGTACTCATGCATTATGCTCTGGTTGTACTGAGGGGCATGTAACTGCCATTGATCATTTTGAAGGTACTGATGATCCTGTGCAATTACCTGAACGTGGTGAATTGTATCGTGGTGCTTTTAAAGAAATTGAAGATGGAGTAAACATTTATGAAATATTTAAAAGGAATACTGCTTGTTTTAATAATTTAGATGTTTTGAAAATGAACAGTACAAATGCATTTAAGCATTTAAATTCTACGGATGATCCTTTTCAATCTGAAATGACTTTTTTTGATGGAGGTCATTTGTATAAAGAAGTTACGGAAGATTTAGAAAATTATGAACCAGGAACTACAAAACTTGTTTGTGGTCATGATTATTCTTCTGGATTTCTTGAAGTTGTGAGAGCAGTAGATGATTATTTTAAAAAGAAAAATTTAAAAATTAAAACCATCGATACTATTTGGTATGTCGAAAAATAATAATAATATTTGTCTTGAATGCCTTGAATGTTGTAAAAATATTAGTTTTGATCTTGAGATCAAAGGCTCATATTATTTGTATGAACAATTTGCTGCAATAAGAAATATAAAAATAATAACAGTTAAAGATAATAGGGTTTATTTTTTACTTTACCATCCTTGTCCTCAGTTAACAGATGAAGGTTGTAAAATTTATATAAAACGACCTGAAGTTTGCCGGATATATGATGGGAGGTTAGATCCTGCTTTGGCAAAAATATGTCAGTTACCAATGGAGAAAATTTAAATGAAACCAAATGTGGTATATCGATATGAAATGGAAACTGCTGATGGAACTGTTCTTAAACAGTTTAATGATGATGGAACAGAAAATACTTGGAAAAGTTTAAATCCTGATGAAGTTGTTAGAATTACTTTTTTGCCAAAAATTGCAATTCTGCCAAAACACGATATTTTAATTGATATAAATAATGGTGAAAGATTTATAAGGCGTTTTGGTCGTGGTTTTTTAAAACAAAAAATTGGGTTTAATTTATCAGAATATGTAAATTGTATTGTGACTAATAATTATAGATTTTGGTTATTTTCAAGAGGAAATACTTTAATAACCAGAAAGGATTATGAGGTATATATCTAATGTATGATGATGAAAGGTACTTTCAAATTGGTAAGTCAAAGCCCTCTTATTCTCAATTTTTTGCACAACTGGATATTAGTAGTTGGGTAGGAACTGAAACTTTAAATTCTGTAAATTTTACTGCAAAAAATAAAGAAACAGGTTCCGATGAAAGCTCTACTATTCTTGATGTTATTAAATGTACATATACTGTGGGAAATATTTTAAAGCCTTATATTAGAGCAGGAGTACATAATCAAGAATATAGAATAAAAATAAAAGTAGTAACTGCGGAAGAAAGTCAAGAGGTATTTTATATTGACTTTGATGTTTTCGATGGGTAGTGGTTAATGTGTTTTAACTAATAACTAATTGTTAATTAAGGAGGTATTACAATGACTGAGAAATCGATAGACTTAAATGATCTTGTTCAATCAGTACATTTTAACGTGTTGGGAGATAAGTTTGAAATCCCTCCGATGAATGATGTTAAAATGAAAAAGGTTATGGGGCTTAGTAAAAAAATTACTACTTTAAGTAAGACAGAAAATGATGAATCTCTTACTGATGAAGAAGAAGCTGAACTTTTGGATTGTCAAAATACAATTTTACATGAATGTGTCAGTAAGATTGATGGCAAGAATCTTAAACAAATAGATCAAGAAGAATTTGGAAATTGGCCTATAAGACTGAAAAATAGAGTATTGGAATTAGTTTTCAGTCAAATTGGTAGTGGAGAAGAAGATAAGGATTCGGAAAAAAACTAATTGCACGTTGCAAGGAATTTGCAGCGATAATCAATTTCCTTGGAGGAGCATATACTTTTGAAGATCTTGATCAAATGCCTTATAAAAAATATTTTTATGTTAAACAGGCAATTGATTTTGAAATGCTTCGACAACGTAAACTTTTTGTAAGTGATGTAGCTGTTGCTTTTTCAGATCCGGCAAAAGGGGTTAAGCAATTGGAGGATCAAGAAAGAAAATTAAGTTTAATTTATAGATCTGGTGGACAAGATCCTTCAACCAGTATTAGTTGGGATTTTAATCCTGATGCTGCAAGTCAATTGAAAAAATGGCAACGATAAGGAGATAGTTATGCCTGGAGGCATCTCAAGTACAGGACAAGAACAAATTCAGAAAATTGTTTTAGAATTACAAACTAATTTTAAAAAAGTTCTTAAAGACCAAATTGGTGCGTTTGATAAATTTACCAAAGATACAAATACGCTATCACGCCAAGTTGGTTCAAGTATGAATGAACTTGCAAGAACTACTTCTAAAACTTTTACTGCCATGTATAAAGGCAATAAAAAGGAAGTTCAGGGATTACTTGCTTTTACAAGAGATGCCATGCAGGGTGTTCGTGCTGAATCAATGAGAATTACAGCACTTGTTGATAAACAACATCAAAGAATACAACAAAGAAGAAGACAACAAGCAGCATTAACAAAGAGAGCAGTTGGTGTAGGAAAAGATCCACATTTGGGTTTAGAAGAAAAAACAATGCTTTTGGATTCTATAAAGAAAGAACTTAATAAAATTAAAGGAGAAATAGATAAATTTACAAAAATAACAAGACAATTAGTGGTAAAAAGATTGAGTAATGCTGTTAATGAATCGATGAAAACTATTATGCAAGGATCAAGAGCAGCAGCAGTTGCGGTGAATAATTCTGTTAATGATATGCGTAGTAAGTTTAGAGAACTTCAGCAGCAGCAAAGATTTATGACTAAAGCAGGTGGTGTAGAAGCAGGAACAAGGTTTTTAAAGGAACGTGCTGCTCAAATTAAAGTTTTAGATAAATTATTAAGTCAACATGATAAGCAAAGAATAAAAGCACAACAGCATTATGAAAAACAAAAATTATTATTGTCAAAACAGACAAATAAAAGTTTAGCTGCTGAACAAAAAATAGCAGTTATGCAAGCAAGAAGAAATTTAAAAACTTTAGAATCTGAATATGAATTTATGTTTAATAAGATTCAAAAGTTTCGTTCAGGACAAGGAGTTATTACTGAGGTTTTTAGAAAGCAAGCACAAGCAGGAGTTAATGCATTTAAAAAAGAATTAAGAAGTCTAAACCTTGAATCGATGTTTAAAACTCGATGGAAGAACCTTGAAAGCCTTGCACGACTTTCTGGAAAAAGAACAGGAGATGCATTTTATCAAGCTGCTATGAAAGGAAAAGAATTAGATGCATCTTTGGTAAAGAAACAAAAGCATTTTCAAGATTTATTAAAACAAGCAAAAATATTTGAGAAGTCAGGTTTAGTAAATACTCGACCACAAATTCGTAGGTTTGAAGCAGTTATTACTAAGATAAAAGAATTTCGTCAAGAATATTTGAGAACACAAAAAGAAATTTCAAAAGTACCACAAATGCAAAGAGATAAATTTTTACAAGGTGGTATAGCTCAAGCAAATAAAATAGCATTTGCTATTAGAGGTATAGTTGGTGAATTGCGTAAAATAGGGCCAGTAAGTGAAAAAAATGTAGCTATTGTTAAAGCAAAATTAAAGGAAATTGAAGTAGGTGAAAGAAAACATGCTTCTAAAATTGCTGCTGCCCGTAAAACGTTATTAGCTTTACAAAAAGAAATAGCTAATGCAGGTACACAGATAGTACTTGCAGCAAATAAAAGATCAGCAGCATCATGGAGAGCATATCAGATAAAATTAGAAAAAATACATAAGCAAATAGGTGATAGTATTAAAAGATCTGTTTTACCTATTGCAACGATAAAACGGTCTGAAAAAGAAATTATACAAACGGTTAATCGTATTAGAAATGCAGTAGCTAAAAGTATGATTCCTTCTAAAACAATAGAAGCTAATTTGAAAAAAATTGAACAATCTTATAAAATGATAGGTAATCGCATTGATGAATTAAGTAAAAAAAGAATGGTTAAACCAGAACATTTAAAAGAAGGGCAAGCATTTATTGAGCAAGTAGGAAAAGCGGTTAAAAATTATAAAAATAGAGTAGTGGAATTAAATCAACAATTAGAAAGGTTGAGAAGATTACAAAGAGCAGGTTTAGGTGGAGCAGGAATGTCAGCACAAACAGCTAAGATGAAAGAACAGATGAATGTGCTAAGACAACATATAAGAGAATATGAAAAATTGTCAATGCAAATGCAAAGAAGAATGGCAACTGCTCATCGAAAATCATTAGCAGGATCAATTAGAAATTCTTGGGAAATGGTTCGTAATTTTAGATGGCAGGTTGCAGCAATTATATATCTTATTACAAGAGCAGTTTGGTTTGTAAATCGAACTATTATAAAAATGCTTGATTCAATATCTGATTATCGTAAAAGTGCTTTTTCAATAGCAGCAGCAATATCTTTTCAAATGGTAGAAAAACAAAAAGAAGCATTTGATAAGGCATATAATTATGCAAGATCATTAATGACTCAATTAGAGATGGTGGCAGCAGATACTATTTTATCTCTTGAGGATATGTTGATGCTGACTAAAACTCTTGCACAAGCAGGTATTGTTCCTAAAACACAACGGGATGTACAAAGGATAGCTACTATTGGTGTGGCTATTAAGGCATTGACTGAAGGTATGGCTAATGCCGGAGTTCAAATGAGGCAGGAACTTTATGCTGTAATTCAGGGTAGACAAAGAGCAACCGATCAATTGGCTAAGATGTTTCAGGTTATGGGTATTAATATTACAAAGTTAATTGATGATGGTAAAAAAGAAGGAAAAAATTTAATTGAAGTTCTTGCAGAAGCACTTAGACCTTTTTCTGAAATGAATAATCAAATGATAAATGAATGGGAACAGGTTAAAAATAGAATTGCTACTGTAGGGAAACTTATAGCACGTATTGGTGGTGAAAAGTTTATGTTGGATTGGGTAAAAGATTTAAATGCGTTAATTGATATATTTGTAACAAAAACAGAAGATGGATTTTATCAATTAACAGAAAAAGGTGTAGAATTAGCTGCAATGATAACTGCTACTTTAAATGCCTTTAGAATATTATTTAATATTACTGTATCAATTGTTAGTTCTATTGGAAATATGGCATTAGCTTTAGGTGGTGTGGTAAGTTCAGCAAATGTTGCTGCTGCTTCAATGCTTGGAATGGCAGATGCAGCTAAAAAGACTAAGAATGAAGCGTCTGGATTAATATTTTTAATGCAAGTAATTTTACAGGCTTTTAATATGATTGGTATAATACTTCAAGCTATTGCAGCTTTAATAAAATCTATTGTTGTTGCTATTGATGCTTGGAAAGGAAGAATGGTAGGTATATTAGAGATGTGGGGTGGTGTTTTTGATTTATCATGGAGTAAAATGAAAAAAGGATGGGGTGGTTTTGTTAAAGCAGGAGAAAAAGCTAATAAGGATATAAAAGATATATGGATAGGAGAAGGAGGATGGTTTAAATCAGCACATAAAGGTATCAGTGATATTAATGAACAAATGGAAGATATGGGTAAAAAAGCACAAGGTATTTGGCCTGAAAAATCAGATCTTGGTGAGTTATGGCAATTACCCCATAATATGATGATGATGGGAGAAAAAGCCGGACAACTTATGGGTAAAATGCAACAAGCTACTCTTGCAGGATTAGAGGGGCCGGAGAAATTTAAACAAGCAAGAGAATTTGCTGCAAAGGAATATACATTATATGCAGAACAACTTGAAGCAAATATAAATAAAATATTATCATTGAGAAAACAAGTTAATGCAGGAGAAATAGATGTAGATCCTAATAAATATGTACAGTATGCAAAATTAATTGGTGAATATAGAAAAGAACTTACTGAGGTCAATGAATATTTTGTTATTTTACAAAAAAAGGAACAAAAACAATTAGACGATTGGTGGAAAAAGAAATCAAAAAAGATGGCAGGATGGGAACGTGAATATAAAACATTTTGGGAAAGTCTTGCTCCAAAGGATTTAACCAGAGCAGAAAAAACTGAAAAATGGCTTACTAAAACAATTGCAAAATTAGATGAACTTAGAGTTAAAAATCCTCTTATTAGAGCAGAGTTTGAAAAATTTTCAAAACAACTACAAGCTGCATTTGGTGAAAGACAGCAAGATGATATAGAAGCAACTGCTAAAGAAATTAAATCAATGCAACAGCAGTTAACTTCTCATCGTGTAGTTGATAATGTTACAAAAATAAATAATGAATTTGCTAAGATTGAATTAAAAGCTGAAAAATTAGCAAAAAATTGGTTGCCTAAACAATATGATGAAATGAAAAAATTGCTTGATGTTACAAGAAAAGAACGTATTGAAATTGAACGTATGAGTATGGCACATAAAGCATCGACAGCAGAACTTGAAGTAACAACTAAAAAGGCAGCTTATATGATGGGAAGTTTTTCACCTATAGAACAATTAAAAGGTGAAATACTTGAATTAAAAACAAGTTATAAAAAATCATTAGGAGATATTCAAAAGGAAATCGATGTAACATATAAAAAATGGGTTAAAGATGGTCAATGGTCAACCAGAGAAGGATCAATAGAAGCACAACGATATGTTAAAGCCCTTCAAGAACAATTAAAAGAATTGACTAAAGTAACTGAGAGAGAATTATTAAAAAAACAAAAACCCATTTGGAATGATATAGTTGAAGCATCTAAATCATGGTCAGATGGTTTTACTGATAGTTTAACTCAAATTGTAGATGGTATTGAATCAGTACAAGATGCATTGGATGCTTTGCAAAAACAAATTATCAAAGATGTTTTGAAGATAGTTATTAAACGATCAATTACAGATCAATTGATGGGTGCTTTGGGATCTGGATCTGAATCACCAATGGCAGGATTTTTTGGAATGTTTCCTGGTGGTAAAGTTAAAGAAGGTGGAGCGCAAGAAATTACTGCTACTAAATCAATTCCTGTTAATATAACTAATCCTGAAGCAATACCTTCATTGGATACTATACCTTTACTTGGTAAAGAGGGAATAGAACGAGATCCTATACCTGTTTATATAGTAAATGAAGTTCCTGGGTTTGAAGATTTTGGACAATCTCTTTCTTCAAAGGTGCAAGGAACTACTAATGCAGTTAAAGAAACGACAGGAGTAATATCTGATGGAAATATGGCAATTATTCAATCTATAATGCAAGGTGGTGGTATAGGTAGTGCATCAATGCAGGGTTACGCTAAAATGGGTAATGATGCTTTGGGATGGGCTAAAGCAATAGGATCAGTAGCAATGAAAGCATATGGTGGAGGGGCAGGAGGAGCAGCAGGATGGGCAGGTTCTTATGGAATGGACACCGGAGGTTATCAAGGATATGGTTTTGCTGAAGGTGGTCGAATTACAGAACCAATTGTAGGTAAAGGATTGCAATCTGGTGAAACATATAATTTTGGAGAGAATACTAAATATGGAGAAGATGAAATTATTGCTCCTATGAAAAAAATGCAAAGAACAGCACCACAACAAAAAGTTGAATATCATATGCCAATTCATATAAATTCTATTGATACACAAACAGGTGTGCAATTCTTAATGAAGCACTCTGATACAATACAAGGTCAAATGGTTAAAAGTTTAAAACAGAATAAACCTATTAGAAAAGGAATTCAAAACGCTTATTAAGGAGTAAATTATGGCAGCAGGTGATCCTTTTAATTTTCCGGTACATTCAATAGATATTCATACACCTAAATGGAATGTCTTACAAACAGATTTTGAAGGATGGAAACGTAAGACTCGATTGAAATCAACTGAGCCTATGCGTGGATGGAGTGTTGAAATACGTGGAAGAACTAATGCTGAGATGGCATTAATACTTGCTCATTACAATGATAATCAAGGCCCATTAACAAATTTTCAATGGAATATATTGCCTACTATTTGGAATGCAGGATACGGAACATATTATCAGGTTCAATATGATTCAATGGAATTTGCTAATCCTAATAACAAAGCAAATATTTGGGAATTTACTATAACATTTAGGGAGTGGTTATAATGCCAAAAGATATTTCTGCAAATGATTTATACTTATTTTATAAAAGTGGTGTAACTGCTTTAACCGGATATAAATTTTCAATTGATGGAGATGATGATGTTAAATTTATAGCTAATAATGTACAAGTTGGTAATTATATTCCTTTAGCTATAAAGCGTAATCCAATTAGATCTGAGGAAGGTACAATATTAAATGAGTTAGAATTAGGATTGGATTATGTAGATCTTCAATTTAAAAATGCTATAATGTCAGGAAAGTATAATAATAAATTAGTTAAAGTTTATCTTGTTTTTCCTGTGCAGGATATGTGGGATCAATGGGATGTTGATGCTGAAGTTATGTTGTTTCAAGGATGGACAGATGAACCTAAAGGAGATGAGCATTGGATTACATTAACAGTAAATCCTTTTCCTTATCTCGATAGACTTTATCCTAAAAGAATATATCAATCAGGTTGTAATTGGACTTTTTGTAATGATGATACATGTGAATTAGATTTATCTAATTATACGACTAATGTTAATTTATCTGCTCAGTCAGATGGTGTTACTTTAACATGTTCACATGGAAAAGCGGTAAATTATTTTCAACCTGGATTTGTTCAAATAAAAAATGGAGCTTTAATGGGAGCAGTTAGACCTATTTTAGAAAATGATTCAGGAACGATTATTGTACGAATTCCATTTGATGATACAATTGAAAGTGGTGTTAATATAGATGCTGTAAAATTGTGCGCTAAAAATTATCAAACATGTGAAGATGATTTTAGTAACTATGCTGAGTATGGTGGTTTTCCTTGGGTTCCTAAAGCACCAATAATGTAAAATATCCTGAATAACGGTTAATAAGGAGTGAATTTGATATGCAGGAGGATGTTAGAGATAGGGTTGTCCAGAATGCAAGAAAGTTTATAGGTACTCCGTTTAGACATTCCGGCAGATCAACATTAGGTATTGATTGTGCCGGATTGCTTTATATGGCCTATAACAGAGCAGGAATTTTTATACCTAAGAATGATGGTAAAGAATATTCTGTTCAATGGTGGAAACATATCGATAGTGAAGAACGGTTGTATAATGCTTTAGTTGGTTGTGGTTTTAGATTCTTATCTGATGATGAGTTACCAGATAAGGGGGATATACCTTTATTTAGATTATATGGTGATCATTATCCTGCACACCATAGCGGAATAATGATTGATCAAGAATATTTTGTTCATGCTAAATGTGGATGGAAAGAAAAAGATAAGAAAGTAGGTTTAGGTTCTTTGCATCCTTCTTATATAGATAAATTAGCATGGATGATGCGTTATAAGGAGTTTTAGATGGGGCAAACAACTGGACAAAGTGTAGGAATGTTAGTTGGTGGAGTCATTGGTGGAGTCATTGGTGGTTATCCTGGGGCAATGATAGGTATGGCTATTGGTGGGCAGCTTGGTTTATGGATCGATCCACCTAATGCTCCTCCTCCTCCTCCTTTGGGAGATTTGGGTAAGAATTCATTTGTGGCATCCACTCCAGTACCTTTATGTTTTGGACAAGTAAAATCTTATGGTGGAGTTGTTTGGGTCGGTCAATTGAAATCTGATTATTTTAATGAAGGATCAAGAAAGAATCCCGAATGGTCGCCTGGGATGGAAGCAGATTTTGCAGTAGTCCATTGTGAAGGGGAAATAGATTCTTTTGTTCAATATTATATTGATGATAAACGTGCCGGAACAATGTCAGATGAAGGTTATACGGCATCTTTTACTTCTTATGTAGGATCGGCAGGACAATCAATTGATTCTACAATAGCTGCTTGGCAAGCAGATAAAGCTCTTGGAGCAATAAATTTCAAATATTCTGCTTATACATTAGTTCATTTAAAAGTAGAGGGGCAGATTCTTCAACAGTTACCTAATATTGCTGCTGAAATAAAAGGATTTAATATAGAATCAGGAGAAGAAGATGCAAATCCTATTCGTGCTGTTTATAATTTTTTAACTGATACAAGATGGGGAACACAAATAGGAACAGAATTTTTTAATGGAGATCCAGATACAGTAGGTAGTCCTTGGAAAATAGCATCAGATTATTGTGATGAATTAGTTCAAATAATTGATTGGGATGATACTCCTGTAAACGAACCACGTTTTAGATATTCAAATTATTTTGATGCAAGAACAAAGTCATTTGATATTATTACTGATATAATGCTTACTTGTAGAGGTATTATTCGATTAAGACAAGGGAAACTTGAACCTCTTATTGAAAATGCAGATGAAGAACCTTGTGCTTTTTTTAGTGATGGAACAACAGATCAATTTGTGGCAGGAGGATCAAGTACAGTAAGTAGACTCTATGCAGATTTTTCTGATTACCTTGATTTGTATTGGTTTGGAGATGAAGGAAAAATAACTATATCAGGAGCAGAATATAAATTTGTAGTTAAAGATCAGACTTCAACATATATTGATTTATTTGAAGATCTTTCAGTCTCCCCAAATCTTAATGATCCTTTTGAAATAGTAAAAGATAATATTAAAGAATCGTCATTTGGTTTTAAATATAGTGCTGATTCTGAAGTATCAAATAAATTTAGAATTGAATATATGTCAAGAAAAGTTAAAGATGAAAATGATGTTTTTACAAATGAATATGTTTGGGATGCTGTAGAAAAAGATCTTGAAGAATCTCATTTAGATCTTGGAGAGCAAACAAAATTAAGAACTGTAAGATTAGGAGGGATAAAAAGAAAATCACAAGCAATGCGAATGGTTCAATTTTTTACAGATACATCTTTATATAGTAGAAATTGGTGTGAATTTATTACAGGGATGCAAGGCTATTATCATGCTATTGGTGATATTATAGGAATAAGTCATATTCAAACAGGATGGAATTCAAAATGGTTTAGAATAATTGGAATGGAAGAATTAGAAAACGATGAAATTAAATTTACCTGTTTTGAATATAATGCAAATGTTTATAATGATACTATTCCTAAAGTAACAGCAGTAGATGATAATGCTACTCCAACTCCTTATGTTGCTCCTGATGTAGTTGAACGTTTTTATGTTGTGCAGGATCTTACTGAGAATAAAATTTATATTTTATTTAAACGTCCTGATGATAATAATTATTTTGTAGGAGCAAAAGTATATGTGTCTGTAGGTGGTGGTGATTGGGTATGGAAAAAAATTGTTGGTCAAGTGACACCATCAGTAAAACTTGCTTCAGGCATTGATGATACGGTAACAACGATACCTTTTGATAATTCTACTTTATACGGATCATTTCCATCTTCAGGTTCTTTTTGGATTGAAGATGAGTTAATTACTTATACAGGAATTTCTGGTGATCCCGATTATGAATTTACTGGATGTACCAGAGGAACAAATAACGTTGCACACACAATAGATAAATATTGTATGTTGAAAGATACTAATACTGAATTTATTACTTTTGAAGATAGTGAAGTTGGTCAGATTTGGACAGTGAAAGGTGTATCGGTGACAATTCATAATTTGGCAGCAAATTTTGCTTCTTCTCCAACAAAGGCAGTTACAATAGCATAATGGGGCAACAGCAATCAACACAAAGTATGGATTTAAGTGAAGGTAGTCGTACCAAGAAACAAACTATAGGTACAATTGCCGGAGGTATTATTGGTGGTATTATTGGTGGATACCCAGGAATGCAGATAGGCATGGCTATTGGGGGGTATATATTTAAGCCTGATCCACCAAAAGTAAAAGATTATAGAAATCCTGATTATAAATTAGAACGATCAAGAATAGATCCTGTACCGGATGTAATTGGTACTGATATATGTCCTGGTCATGTGATTTATTTGAATAAAGCTACTTTTGGAATTTATAATGCCAGTGATATGCCCTATGTAGGTGATGCAGGAAGTAGAGTAGCTTGGCAAGAATTTTTTACTATGATGAGTGATAGTAAAGTAGCTCATTGGGCTGAATTTGCTGTTAATTTTTCAGGTCGTTATTCAGAAACAGGTTATGAGATAGGGGTTATAAGATTTAATGAAAAGCCTTTTTGGTTTTGGATGATGCTTAGTGATATGTTTGAAAATTATGATGATGCTTTAGATCCTTATTATCCTTTATCTTATCTTGATGGTGGTCAAGGTGGTTTTCATAATGAAGTTAATGTAGATGGATTAATTAATCAACCTGTAAAAGATAATACAGTATTTTATTTTAAAGGATTTATCGCTGATTTTACTTCTTTACAAACTACTCCTGAACAATCTAATTTTTCCATTGATTTTGCAAATATGGAGGAAATGAACCCAAGTAATTTTGAAATGGGTAAATTAAATGTATTTCCTACATTTACAGTTGAAATGAATAGAGATCGTGTTTGGTATAGTCCTGAATCGATGAAGGGAGGAGTTGCTACTCCTGGCAATGGTGTTAATTATTTACAAGAAGATCTTCTTCCATCTATAATATATAAACATCCAGATATGACAACTTATTGGGGTTGTCGAGATGGAAGAAATAAAATGTGGTATGGTTATGGTGCTGCTCTTGGTGGTTATGGAATTACTTATTGTGATCCTGGTGAACGTTTAATTAGACATTGTGCCAGTGATCATCCTTATGAAATATGGGAAATAGACAATATAGATCAATGGTTTTATGATAATGTAGCAAAAGGAGGATCGAAATTACAAGCGACTGATGTTAAAGATAATAGAGCTTATATTTTAACATTTAGAAATTGGTACAATGCAGGTACATATGCACATCATCATGCTGAGTATGGGGCAAAAATTGATTTGTATTATCATGATTTAGATGATCCAGAATATAGAGTACATTCTGTTTTGTATGATGAGGAATTTAGTAATCCGTCAGGAGAGAATGAAAATAGTAATCCAAGATATTATTTTTCAAGTATGGTGGTGGGGGAAGATTATATTTATCTTTTTGGCGCAAAAGTAATGACGGATGTTATTTTATATGATACGAGATCAATTGTAGCAGGTGCAAATACTTATTCAAGGGTGTACGCTGATTTTTCCCAATATCCTAATGATTATTGGAAAGAATGTTATGCTTCTTTATCTCAAAATGGTTATGATTTATGGAGGGAAATTATAACTCAGACAAGTACTTATATCGATGTGGATGGTGAGTTTGCAGCATTTCCAAGTTCGGGTAATCGTGTACAAGTATGTAAATATCCTAAACACGTAACGGATTATGCAATAGTGGGAGAAGGAAGTACATCTACAGAAATAATTTGTAATGTTCCTCCTGTTTCTCCTTGGAGTTATGGAGGGGGCAAGCAATGGGAACGTGTGCATTTTATTAATCAATGGATTTATGGATCAACAATATCAGCAATAGATGGAACAAAAGTTACTTTATCATCTCCATTGGGGGCAACCCCTACTCCTGGTTCAAGAATTTGTTTTGGATTTGATCGAATTTCAAATGACTATGATACATCCATAACAAATCCTACATTAGATCAAGATCCTTATGATTATACTCAGACTTTTCTTAATTTGGGATTTTCTGAAGAAGATAATGATTGGCCTTATCAACCAGGAAATATAGGAGAAAATTTTGGAGGAGCAGCTTCACACCATGTTTGTTTGAAAATTCATAAAGACACTGGAGTAATTGAACCATTTGATGCAGCAAGAACACGTATAGGTACTTATTTTACTCAAGCTATATGGTGTGCATCAATAGTAGTATATGCATGTGCAACTGATAAACAAGCATTTGTTTATTCTCATGGTGCATCTTATCCAACGTGGAAACAGGCTTATACATATATAATTGATTTTACTACAGGCATTGAAGAACAGATTAATAGAAGAAATCAGTATGCAGCAGGTCATGCACCACAATGGATTTATATGGGAACTACTTCAGTTAAAGAATGGGATTTTTCCACTGAGCAATATGAAGATGTTTGGTATTCTTTACTTAGAAGCTATGATAGTTTTGGTGGATATAATAGTGCTTGTGAACAGGGAACTTATTTTCTTAAATTAGGTGATGGAAAATTTTCAAATAAACAAGTATATGCTTCTGCTACAAAATATGGTTTGGATATTGACCGGAGAAGTATTAGAAAAGTATTATATCGTAAATTAGTTGCAACAGGCCCATTATACATGCCGATGGATTTGGGTAGTTTTTCAAGTGAAAGTAGTTATAAGATAGGAAAATATGGAGTCAGAGATGATATTTATTTTTATATAACAAGATCTACTGCATGGCAAGCAGGTCGGCATGAAGCATGGAAATTTATACCTCCTTCTGAAAGTAATCCGGCAGGTGAGTTGTACATGATTTCCAAATATCCAATAGAAGCAGAAAGTGGTTATAAATATCAGTGGAATAGAATTGGTGCGAGTGCAACTTTTAAACATACAAAAACTGGATTTTTTGGAAATGGATCAGGTTTATGGTACTATTGTGATGAGTCTCCTCCAAGTATTATTCGGGATTTTTGGAATAATTATACTGATCCAAAATATTTTCAAGATGGTTTAACTAATAAGTTAGATTATTCTAATGCTGATTCTATTTGTAAAAAATCAATTGATGCAAAAATATATACTCCGAGAGAAATCATTGAAGTAAAAGAACGGAGGTTTCAATTTTCTCAATGTTATGATCAAGCAAAAAAAATGTATGATGTAATTCAAGATATACTGCTTACTTGTCAAGGGTTTATATCTCCTTGTACTTGGCCTGATGGTTATCTTTATAAATTAATAATACCTAATATGGATGAAACACCTGTTGCTTATTTTGGAAAAGGATCAGCACAATTTACAAGTAATCAAGAATCAGATGATTATTCAAAAATATATGCCGATTTTTCTGCTTATCCCGATAACTATTGGAAGGGAGATGATATTGATTATGGTGAGGTAATGGAGCATTGGAATCATCCTGATGGTCAAACAAATGTCATCATTGAACAAACATCTACTTATATAGATATGGGATATGGTATAAAAGATTATTGGCCTGATGCAAAACAATTTACTTTAAGGAAAGATAATATAAGAGAAGGGAGTTTTACATTTGCAGAAAAATCATATTTAAGAAGACCTAATAAAGTTAGGATTGAATTTAAAAATAGGTTATTAGATTACAGAAAAGATGTTGCTGAAGTTGAAGATGTATATCGATTAGATGTATTAGAAGAAGAAGAAAAAATTGATTTTTATAAAATGCATGGAATTAAAAGAGCTACACAGGCAGGACGTATGGCTCAAAGAATTCTTGATCAATGGAATTATCAAATACATATCTGTGCATTTGAAACTGATATAATGGGAATGTCTCTTTGTATGGGAGAGATAATAGGAGTTACCCATGAAATTACTGGATGGGTAAATAAGTGGTTTAGAATAATAGCTATGGATGAATTAATTGACTTTGAAGTTAAATTTGAATTGGAAGAATTTAATCCATATACATATCATGATAATGGTGTTCCTGTTTTAAATGGATATGGTCGTGGTGGTTTTCCTCAACCATATGTACCGTATGGTGTTGAACGATTTGAAGTTAAGGAGGATATTGAATCTGGTAAATTATATTTCACTTTTGATGCTCCTGAAGGAGATGGTGGATTTTTTGTCGGGGCAAGAATTTATCGTAAAGTAGGAACTGAATATGAATATATAGCTGTTGTAAATGAAACGGTGTCTTCTGTTTTATTGGCCCAGGATATAGGAATAAATGATACCACGATATATTATGATAATACAACTCTGACAGGCTCATTTCCTTCTCAGGGGGTTATCTGGATAGAAAATGAATTAATGTACTATCATGGTATTGATACCATTAATCACGCTTTTACTAATGTAATAAGAGGATATAAAGATACAGATCAAGTTGCTCATGTAATAGAAAATGATGAGCTTTATATAAAGTTAAGATCTGATGCAACAGTCTTTTATGAAGTTCCTTTAGGATGGGAAGGAACAACACAAACTTTTAAAGCATCATCATTTACAATTCATGGTTTAACTGTAGGTGTGGATATATCCCCATCAGCAGATATAGATATAGTGGGTTATGGTGTATTGCCTTATTTTCCTGAATCGATTCATATTCCTATTGGTGAAATTGCAGAAGTTGAATATTTATTTGAGAATTTAGGTTTGAATGATGCTTTATCTTCTATTGATTTTATTACTACTTTATTAGATGCTTTAGTATCAAAATTAACGCCAGTTTCAACTGAACTGGATGCTATTTTATATGGGGAAGATTTAGTTTCTCTTTCATTAGATTCATTGTTAAGTAGATTAGGATTAACTGAAGAAATTTCTTTAGATGCTCTTTTAAATGAAATTGGTTTAACAATTAATACTTCATTGGATTCTTTTCTTAAAAAATTAAATTCTGTTTCAACTGAACTGGATGCTATATTGTATATAGTGGGAATTGTTACTGAGCTTGATGCTATATTAAATAAACCAGGATTAACATTAGATACTTCGTTAGATTCTTTAATTAAAAAATTAAATTCTGTTATAACAGCATTAGATGCTATGTTAACGGAATCGAAAATAATTTCCACTGATCTTGATGTTTTATTACAAGGAAAAGAAATAGTTACTACTCAATTAGATGCTATATTAAAATTTCTTTCAGTTGTTACTGAGTTAGATGCACTATTAAATAAAACAGGATCAACTATTGATACTGATCTTGATGCTATTTTAATAAGTGATGTAGAAGAAGATTCAATTATGATGATTTTAAATAATAATATGTTATAGGATAATATCATGACAAATTGGGCAGGTTTAAAACAATTAGCACAGGATTACAAGTCAATTGGTGATAATATTTGGTACACTAATCTTGTTCAACCTACTGCTGCACATACAAAAGGAAGTTATTATGAAATTGATGCTTCTATTCCTTTTGATACTGAAGGATTGCTTATAACATTTTATTCAACTACATATGGTAGTAATGATAATTTATTTGATATAGCAATGGGAGCAGAAGGATCAGAAGTTGATATAATATCAAATATATTAACTAATCCAAGTGTTTCTTATCATGTTGGAAGAATTTATGAATTTCCATTAAGAGTAAAAGCAGGAACCAGAATATCAGGTAGAAGCCAGGGGGAATATACTTCTGCTAATAATTTTAGGGTTAGTATTAATTTGTTAAGGGGGGGATGGAATTATAATAAAGGATTTGCAGTATGTGATACTTATGGAGCTAATACTGCTGATTCTGGTGGTACTTATGTTAACCCTGGAGGAGTAGCAGGTACAAAAGGAACATGGTCACAAATTACAGCATCAACTATTAGGGATGCTAAAGGGTTTTGTTTATTAATTGGCAATAGATCAGATTATGGAAGATCAAGTGCATATTGGAATATAGATGTTGGAATTGGAGGATCAGGATCAGAAGAAGTATTATTTTCGGATTGGGGAATGCTTTCCCATACTACTGTTGATATGATTCTTCCTCAAGCCACGCCTTTTATTCCAATGCATATTCCTATTGGATCAAGACTTTCTGTACGGGGGGCCTGTTCAATAACAGGTGCAAATAGTTATTTTGATGCTGTAATATATACATTTAGTTAAGGAGAATAAAAATGGCAGTAACAAGTGTAGGATCAGACACCCAAACAGCAATAGTGGATACAGAGCATACCTTGGATACAGAGACAGATGCAGGGGTTTATGTTTTGGTTGTTGATATGAATAATTTGGTGGATGGGGATGTAGTTATATTGAGAATTAAAACAAAAAATCAAACTGGATCTACTTCCAGACTTGCTTATCAATCTACATTTGCTAATTCTCAGTTAGAAATAAATAAATATTCTCCGGCAATACCTGTTGATACTGAAATTATTTGTACTTTAGAACAAACAGATGGAACAAGTAGAGATTTTGATTGGAATCTTTTAAAGATGTGATGCTATGAAGGTATTAAAGTTTGTTGGTGGAGCAGAATTACCAGAAATTGAATATTTAGAAGAAACTCTTGGATTGAATGATGTTCTTTCTTATGAGTATATAGGATATGAAGAATTAGATGAGATTCTTGGCCTTGGTGATTTGCTTATTCCAATAACTGAGGAGTCTTTTACTGATACTATTGGATTAGGAGATGTACAGACACTTATATTACCTGAGAGCATTACAGAGATTCTTGGTTTAAATGATACATTATATCAATATGATCGAGCAGAGATCATTGAAGCGTTAGGATTAGATGATATTATTTCTGAAACTGTGGATATATATGTAGAGATGGATGAAAATATAGGTTTTGCTGATAGTGGGTATGTTTATATGGAAATGGATTATCAGTTAAGATGGAGAACACGAACTAAAAAATTAAATTATGGTTATGGAGTTGCCCCATATGGAAAGACAGTAACTTATGGAGAAGGGGATGTAGTTGATGAGCTTAAAGAATTTAAAGTTAAAGTTATACGTCTTTCTGATAGTGCTGCTCTTAGGACTGATACTATTACTATTGTGAATAAATTATATCCTGATGGATCTGCTCAGTATGCATACACAGTTTCAATGAATACAACGGATAATGGATATTATGAACCAAATTTAAGATTTGAAGTTTATCAGGTAGACATAAATGATGTGTGGTCGCCTGCAAAATATTTAGATATAACTGCTTCTTTATATAAAGGAGATTTTGAATAATGGCATACACAACAGCATTTTATTTTTCAAAAGCTGCTTATGGCACATTAAGATACGATGAAGAATTAAATAACAATGCTGATCGTCTTGAAGCAGCATTGCTTGGATTTCCTGGGGATAATCCACCAGGACATGCAACCAATTGGCCTGATGTAACACCGACAGTAGGTATGCATTGGCTTGATACAGGAAATGATCAGTTAAAAGTTTATTATAATAGTTCATGGCAAGTAGTTAATCAGCTTAATGGTAATGCAATATTTACACCGGAAGGTGGATTAGCTGTTCAATTGACTAATGAAACAGGTAGTAATTCTGTTAAAGGATATTGTGTTACAAGTGATTCTTCAAATAATGAATCAGTCATTCTTGTGCCAATTGATGCCCCTTCTTGTATAGGAGTATTTTATGAAGATGGAATAGCAGATGGAAGTTTAGCTTGGATTGTTGTATCTGGAATAGCTGATGTATATTATTGGGGCAGTACTACCAGAGGACAATTAGCAAGAACTGGATTGACTACTGATACTGGAGAAGTTTCAGGACAAGCATTATCTGAAGCTATTCCATCTGCACCTTTTGCAACTGATAAACATTTTTGTGAAATTGGACATGTGTTGGAAACAAGATCTGGTGCAGGTCTTGCTAAAACATTATTACATTTTAATTAATATAGGAGGTATTTCTCATGCGAAAATCTATTAATTTAGATAACCCCTTAGTTCGTAGAGCAGTTATAGGTCTGCTAAAGAAAATGGGGGTAATGGGCAGTTTTGGTTTTTATAATATATGGAATTTTGAAGTAGGTAATTATGTGGATACTTTTGGTAATGTTATTAGAGATCGTGTAAATCATGTTGGTGAACTTATTTGGGTTCCAAGATGGAAAGAAGCAATTCACAATTTGGTAGTCAATGAAAGTTTGGATGATGTACTTGATGTTTATTTTAAATCAGGTTCACAATCTGCTACTTGGTATATTGCTATCTTTGGTTCTGATTCAACCCCTGCTGCCGGATGGACATATGCTGTTCCTGTCTGTACAGAATTTACTAATTATGATGAAGCTACAAGAGAGGAATGGGTTGAAGGAGCTATTTCTTCACAGTCTCTTGATAACTCTGCATCTCCGGCAGAATTTACTTGTACCTCTGGATCAAATACGATTTATGGTGGAATGTTAAATAATGTTTCAACTAAAGGTGATGTAGCAAGTGGATCTGGTATATTGTTTTCCGCAGCACGTTTTGGTTCTTCCAGACCTTTTAATGCAGCAGAGGTATTAAAATTAGTTATTACTATTAATAGTCAAGATGTATAAGGAGTAAATTATGTCTGAGTCACAAATTGCCGTAACTGAAGGTTCGGGCAAAAATGTTTCAACGGTACAGGTGTCTATTGGTGGAACTTCCAGACAAATTGAAAGAGATCTTCCTGGCATGGGGGAAATTACTCTTGCTTCTATTACTGCTACGCAAGGAACACCTGGATTATATCCTGTTTCTGCTATTGAAGTGCGTGGACGTTATTATATCATATTGAAAAATACATATAATGATAACGCAGCAGTAGCATCAATTCGATTTTTATTTTTTGATAGTGGGGATACTGAGATTGGATATACAGAATTGATTACTATAAACAATCTTGCTAAATCAGTATCAGGAAGATTTTGGGGAGACATAATTGTTTTTGCTAATATCTTTGGGGCAAAATCATTTAAGGTATCCCTTGAATCAATATCTTCAGGAGATAATATTTCAATAGATTATGGAGTAACCTAATGACTCTTTTGCATCCATCAATTCAAACACAAGAAATATATCCTATTGGATCTATAATTGAAGCGACTAAACCTCCTAATGATAACTGGCTTAGAATGGAAGGGCAGTTATTAAATCGAACTACATATGCCACCTTATTATCTGTTTTAGAAACAGATAATCCTAATGCATGGGAACAGCAAGAAATTATAAGACCTTTAGATGCAGCATTTGATTCTTCAGGTTTAGAGGAAATGGCAGATGATGGTAGTCGATGGGTTGCTGTAGGATGGGAGGGTGATTTTGCTTATTCTGATGATGGTGTGACATGGACAAGTGGAACATTGCCTGATACTTCAAAAGATTACTTTAGCATTGCTTATAATGGATCTGTGTGGTGTACAGTTGGAGTAAATACTACTTCAGCAGCAACATCTAATAATGGATCATCATGGACAGCACGAACTTTGCCAGGAATTTATGATTGGCAAGGAATTTGTTGGGATGGAACTTATTTCATTCTTGCTGCTGATGATACAACACAATGCTACCGATCTACAGATGGGATTACATGGGGAGCAGCAGGAACATTTTTTCAAGCACCTGAAGCTATTTGTAGTGATGGTAGTGGTTTGACGGTAGCAATATCTAATAGTTATTTTTTAATTTCAAGTAATGGAGGAACAAATTGGGATCGAGTTACTTTGCCTTATCTTCCTTGGGGATTTAGTGATATGCCAAAAATATCTTATGCTAATGGATATTTTATGATGAATTCTCATATAAATGCAGGGCATACATGGATTTCTGATGATGGATATAATTGGAAACAAATCTGGTATTATGGTGGGCCTAATTGGTCACATGATAGAGATAATCAAGAAAGTGTTACTCGGTGGAAATATTTTAAGGATCAATGGTTTGGAATGTCTACAAATGATGTGGGGGTTAGATCTCCAGATTTAAAAACATTTTATCCCTGGTATCAAAACATTGGTAATCAGTCAGCACAAACAGATATGCTTTATAACAGTTCTTCAGGAAAGATAGTTATAATTGAAGGATGGTATAGGTATATGACTGTTTGTGAAGAATATAAATTTGATGAATCAACTTATTTTCAATTACCAAGAAGACCTCATAATTCTTTTGGAATTAATAATGTACATAACTATATAAGGATTGTCTAATGAAACTTTATCCTACTTCTAATGTAGCAGAATTTCCTCTTGGTCAAATTATTCCTTCTGTTGGATCACCAGGAGCAGGATGGGTATTGTGTGATGGATCTGATTATCTTAAAAGTAATTATTCTGATTATATTAATGGTAATTTTGATTTACATCCTTTAAGATTTCAAACATGTGAAAAAATATGGTTTACAAATACTCCGGCAGCACAAATTAAAACAGTAGCAGTAAATGGTGATATTGCTGTAATGTTAGGAGGAACAACAAGATACCATTGGCGAACATCTGATGGTGGAGATAATTGGACAGAATATTCAGTTAATCTTCCGGCATCAGGTGATTGGAGAGTATGCGCTTATGCGAATAGTCAATTTGTAGCAGCAGCATATGGTGGTACTCAGGCAGCATATTCATCTGATGGAATTACTTGGAATTCAGTAACATTACCTTCTTCTGGAAATTGGGATTATCTTATATGGGATGGAACGCAATGGTTACTATGTGCCAATTCAGGAGGAACATATTGTACTTCTTCAGATGGAATTAATTGGACAACACGAACAGGATTACCCAATTGTACTTCAAGTGGAATAGCAGTTGATTTAGTTAATAATGAATTAATGATTGTTAATTATTCAACTACTCCAACAATATATCACTCAACCGATGGCATTAATTGGACAAGTAAAACCACTTGGACTTATATGATGCGTCCTTATGATATAGGTGGTTATCCAGTAAATGTAATGTATTTTCCAGATTCAGATAAATGGATTGTTGGAATTGATGATGTATCTTATTCTCCTAATTGTGCGTGGGAATCATTTGATGATGGAACTACTTGGGGATCAATTTGGTGGGATGGTAGATTACCTATAAGTAGTCAAGGACTTTGGGGAGGAGCAAAATGGGATGGTGATTGTTGGATACAGTTTGCAGTAAATGATAAGGGTTATTATATGAAAGATGGTAATTCTTTAACTGTTTTTGCTTCTCTTAATGGTGTTACTGGCCCTCCTTTTCATTTTGACTCTAAGTATGAAGATTATATGCTTATGATTGCATGGGATGCCGGAGAAACGGTATATGATTATGTTTATCGACTTCCATATGGTAACTATGATCCTTCTACTCGATTTTGTGTTCCACAAATGTCAGGTAGGAATTATAATGGGTTTCACTATTACATAAGGTTAATATAATGGATATAATATTTAAACAATGGCAAGCACCAGGAGATCTTTTGATGCTTTCTGTTGCTCTTAGGGATTTACATAAAAGTTATCCTACTCTTATGCGTACAGGTGTGTTTAGTTGTTATCCAGAAGTATTTTTTAATAATCCTAACATTACTTATTTTTCTAAAAATAAAGGAGTACCTATAATAAATTTAGAATATAATAAAGTAAGAGATAAACTTGCTCCTTTAGGTTTTCATTTTTCAGATGCTTTTATTTATCTTCTTAATCAGATGTATGGTTTAAATATTCAAAAAACTTCAATGTGTCCTGATATTCATTTGACCGAAGATGAAATGTCAGAAAATATTCTTGATCGTCTTAGGGTTAAAAAACCTTATTGGATAATTAATTCTGGAGTAAAAATTGATATACCCATAAAAGGATATCCTCCTGATTTATGGCAAAAAGTTATTATGGATTTAAAAAAAGCAGGTATTAATTTAGTTCAGGCAGGTAATCAAAATGATATTCATCCTATTCATCATGATGTTCAGAGTATAATAGGTCAAACAAATTTAAGAGATTTTTTTTCAATGGTATTTCATTCTGAAGGTACAATTGGGCATGTCTCAATGCATATGCATGTTGCTGCTGCTTTTAATAAACCTTGTGTTGTAATTGCAGGTGGTAGAGAAGATTGTAGATGGGAGTCTTATCCTGGTCATCGATATTTAGATACTATTGGTTTATTGGATTGTTGTCAGCAAAGAGGATGTTGGATTTCCTATGCAGAAGATTGTAAAAATCGTTGGCATGGTAAACCTTATGGAAGGTGTATTGCTATGATTAAACCTGAAAGAATTGTAAATGAGGTTTTAAGTTATATAAATTAAATAATAGGGAGAGGGATTATGCCAATTTATGAAAATCAAACATTAGAAACTATTGTAGAAACTATTATTGTTAGGGGCCGAAAAAGAGTATTTAAAATTAACCCAGGAGAACATGTAGAAACTACTCGTATTTTAACTGATGTTAATTTTACAAAGCTTAATGATTTTCCACGATATAATCCTATTTATCAACAAGATACTGTAGTAAGTTCAGGATCAGGTGATAATCAAACTATTCAGATAAATTTATATTCAAGTGAAATGTCTGTTTTTAATTCAGGTAGTGCAAATGTATTAGCTTATTTAGGTTTATTAACCAATTACCCTGGAATTCCATGCCATCCTAATACAGAACGTATTATTTTATTAGATTATAATGTTGAACAAATTATTTTTGTGTTTGATGTTGCCGGAACAGTTTATTGTGAACAAAGAGTTTAGGAGGAAAAATGAAAACAAATATAAAACCGTTAGGTGCATCATCGACTATAATTAATGAAACGATTGAGAATAATACTGTAGTAAATGAAATTAATAATTACTATACGGAAGTAACGGAAGGTACGGGGTTTGTTGATCCTGCTAATAGTACATTATCTTTTGATGATGGAACCAGAATATTTTCAATTACTCCTGTAGGAGATTCATTTGTTTTTTGGGCATTTGGAACTCGGTTTGAAAAAACTGAAGCTGATACTGTTCAGATAGATGATGTTGATGCTCTTTGGTATATTTCTTATAATTCTTCTGGTGTTTTAGTAGCAAGTCAAACTATTTGGAATCTTTCTACTCAAGTTCCAGTGGCTACTGTTCTTTGGGATACTGGATCGGGGGATGTGGGGGATACTAAAGGTAAAAGTAAACCGACAAAATTTAAAAATATATATATTATAGGTATTAGTATCCCTGGAACATTGATTGATGCACAAGTAGTTGCCCTTCATGCCGTTGCCGGAAGTGAAACGGTAAAATTAAGAAAACGTCTTCCTTATAGTATAATAAAATGTGGAACTGCTCCTACGGCACAGGCAGATTTTGATATTTTAGTTAATGGAGTATCTAAAGGTACAGCCACTATTTTAGATTCTGTAACCACAGGATCATTTACTTGGACTAATGATATAACTTTAATTGCCGGAGATATTGTAAAAGTTACTGGCCCTGTATCAGCAGATGCCACTTTGGAGGATGTAGCTATTACTATTGAGGGTATTAGAACTTAAATAATAATTAGTTAGGAGATAAGAAAATGGCATTAATAAGAATGGACGGTTTTGATCATCATCGTATTGGATCTGCTCATGCTGATGATACAGATCGATATAAATTTGATACTTCAAGTGGGTATTGGGTGCAGGGTTTGCAGGATGATACATTAAGAACTGGCGCAAGAGTATTAAATCTTTTAGCTGCTGATCGATTAGTTCATTGGTATTGGTTGTCATTGAGTGAGATTTATATGGGATTAGCAATAAGATCAGATCATGAATCTCAACAGCCAGATATAAGTATTTCAAATTCAACTGCTGTTCAAGTTCATTTTGATATACAAGCTGATGGATCACTCATTATTTATCGTGGAACTGGAGGAACACAATTATGGGATAGTGTGGATACTATTTTTCCTCAAGCTGATTGGAATTATTGGGAGTTTAATGTTGTTCTTAGTGATACCGTAGGAGTAGTTCATGTAAAGAAAAATGGAGTTACCGTTATTAATTTAACAAGTCAAGATACATTGCTTAGTGGCAATGAAACAATCACAGCAGTACATATGCGTGGAGCTATGTATATAGATGATTTTTGGATTGATGATGCACAATTTCATGGCCCATGTCGAATAGAAACTCTTTGGCCTGATGGGGATGGGAATTATAGTCAAATGGCTCCATCAGCAGGGGATAATTACGAATGTGTCGATGATTCTCTTATGTGGAATACTTCTGATTATGTAACTGGAGATGCAGCAGATGAACGGGATACATTTACTTTTGAAAGCATACCTGCATTATCTGGATCAGCAATTAAAGGTATTGCAGTAAATAATATTGCTCAAAAAACAGATGTGAATACTGTTAAAATAAAAAATACTGTTAGAGTAAATGGTTCAGATTATGATGATTCAGTTGAAAAGGAGTTAGAAACTACTTATCGAATTTTTCAAACTATATGGGATGATAATCCTGACGATGCTGCTGCTTGGGAAGAAGCAGACATTAATGCTATGGAAGCAGGTGCATTTATATCTACAATTTAAGGAGTAAAAAATGGCTGATGAAGGAAAAATAACTCAATCAACTATTGAAGTTCTTCGTGAAGAAACGGGTAATGAAGGAGTTAAAATAACTCAATCAACTATTGAAGTATTAAGAGAAGATATAGATAATTTTAATGCTATACAAGTTGCCCATCAAGTAGTTCATTCTATTTCAAGACCGACTTCTGTTTATACTGCTAATAAAGGACAGCTTGTTCATCAAATGGTTCAAGTTCTTTCAAAGGTATATGTACCATCTTCAGGTGTACAAACAATAATAATTACTTAGGAGAAAAAAAATGAGTTTAATTTATATGCAGGGATTTGAAGGTCTTGCTATAGGGGATGTAAATAAAGTTTTTCATTCAAGCTCTTGGGCAAGTGATTCAGCTATTGTTGCCGGACGATTTGGAGGACAAGCGATTCAAAAAAATAGTGCCAGTAGTAGTATGGGTTTACGGATTTATTTTACTGATTTTGGTTTTTCTGTTGGATCTGAAATTATTGTTGGACTTGCTATTTGTTCAAATGGAGGTACACAACCAGGAGGTATAAGGTGTATAGCTTCAGGATCATATACAGAGGCATGGGGGGTTTATTGGACAAAAACTGAAATTAGGAGTAGACAGTGGAATTCTTATCAACCTTCTACTTATTATCCAATTACACAAGGTACATGGTATTATGTTGAGTGGCGTTATAAAATGGCTGATTCTGGTGGAAGACACCAGATAATAGTAAATGGAACAGATGAGATAGTTGACTATACTGGAGATACGAAATATTCTACTGCTAATTCAATGGTTGGAATATATGTTTACAATCAGGCTTATTCAGCATGTAAAGTAGATGATATGTATGTTATAATGAATGATGCTGTTGGGTTAACTGATTTTCTTGGAGACTGTAGAGTAGATACTATTTTTCCAAATGGAGATGGGAATTATAGTCAATTAACTCCATCAGTAGGAGATAATTACGAATGTGTTGATGAAGATCCAATAGAAACGGCAGATTATGTAGAAGGGGATACAGATGGTGAAAAAGATACTTATACTTATGAGAATGTAAATGTGGATATAGATGATAGTAATATTTATGGAGTGTCAGTACAATCTGTTGGTCAAAGAACGTTATCTGTTGGTAATATAGATTTAAGAAATATGGTTAGATCAGGTGGATCAGATTATTATGGATCTCAGGATTGGCCTTGTGGAGAAAACTTTCTTGGTTATAAACAAAGTATTTGGGAAGATGATCCAGATGATTCTAATCCCTGGACTCAAGCAAAAATAAATGCCTGTGAATTTGGGGTTGAGTTAAATAAAACTTAAAAGAGGAGCTAATGTTTTTATGACTGATCCAAATGCGATAACTCATGTAGCAAATGATAGTCATGCAGTTGTTCATTTTATAAAAGATTATTGGACTATAATTGTTGCTATTTTAACTTTTGCAGGATCTATTCTTATAGTATTAAAAAGTAAAATTCCACTTCTTGAAAAAAGAATGGATGATGTTTTTTATAAAATTAAAAAAATGGAGGATAGAGAACCTATTGGTAAATCTACTTTGTTTGATCATAATAATCAACTTAAATTTCCAACTGTTCCTATGTGTCATGGATTAAGAGAGGAGTGTCAGATGCATCAAAAAGAATTTCAAAATACTTTTTGTAGAAAACTTGATACTATCAGTTCTGAGTTGAAAATAATTGTAAATCAAGCTGATCGAAAAAGAGAGAATACCCGAACAGAAATTACGACTATGAATGCAAAATTGATAGAGCTTATGACTCAAATGAAAACAATTTTAGCAAGAGATAGGAAAGAAGAAACTGTTGAGATGGTTAAATTGGTAGTGCAAGAAGTTATGTCTCAGAAGAACATTAATTAAATTATGTAGAGAGATAATATTATGCGGTTAATTTTGAGTTGTATTCATGATGTTAAGTCAGTTACAAATAAAGATCATTTACTTTTATTATTAAACACAGAAACAGAAAAGATTAATTGGTTGCCAGTAGAAATTTCTGATTTTAAAGATATTGTAGGTACAAAAGGAATTGCTTATTCAGGAGATTTTCTTGTTGTTTCTGTGATAACTAATAGTAAGAAAGATAAAATATTAATAATAAATGTAGTTGATCAACAGTGTAAAATAGCTAATTGTATTAGATCTTCCGATATTCATAGTATTAATTCTGTTTTTAGAGGACGATTTTATGTAAGTTCAACAGGAACTAATTCTATGAATCAAGTAGTACTTAGTCCTGCCACAAATAATATCATAAGAGATGTTCATCATTATAAATTTGATCAAGATATACATTTTAATTCTCTTATAAATTGGGATCGTAGATGGTATGCATCATTTTTTGGTGAAGGATGGAGAGATGGAAATTTTGAAAATGGTGCTATCATTGAATTGTCATCAAATAATAGAAAGATATACTCTAATATAAATCAACCTAATTCATTGTTTTTTAATCGTAATGATGAATTATGTTTTTGTGAATCTGGTAAAGGACTATTTCATTTTGGACAAAACATTGTTTATTTGGGAGGATATCCAAGAGGAGTAATAGAAGATCGAGAGAACAATGGTTACTGGATAGCTTTATCTGCTGAGAGAGAGAATGTTCCTCTTATGTCTGCTCGATTAGTATTCTTAAATTATGATGGATTAGTAGATAATGAAATAGTTATTTCTAATACATATGATATTTATAATATAGTAGAAGCTGAAGGATTTATAACTAAGTTGTTTTAGTGGAGAAATAATGAAACCAATTGATAAAGTAAAAAATGCCAGAGGTAAAGTTTTATTTATTTTTGAACATGGTTTAGGTGATCTTATTAATTTTTTACCTGTTTTTAAAGAATTTCGTGATCAAACTCGTTGTAGAGTAGTTCTTGGTACTTCTCCTAAAAGACAATTTAAATATATAAATAAAAAAATAATTGAGATTGAAGATTTTACACATTTACGTTATCAATTTGATTATGTATATAAAGTTATGTACCCTGATCCTAAGAATACATCTATCCCTATAGTTATTTCTGAAGAAGCAGCTAAACCTTATATTTGTGCTTATTATGAATTAGGTATGGAAGAATTTACGTGGAAACCTTATCGGATGTTAAATAGATGGAAGGTAAATAACTCTAAACGTGTAGGAATTCATTTGTTTGGTCATACTGGAATGGATAAAAAGTTTTGTCCGGTAGATGTAGCAGAGGAAATTTGGCATGAGATAATTAGTGCAGGATATAAACCATATGAAATTCATATGACTCCTAATTTTGCAAGTGATTATCCTGATTTTATTGAAGCAGATTATATTGACTGTATTAATAAATCATGTTCATTGAGATATACGGAACCTAATCTTTTAAGAATGATACAAGAAACAGGTAAATGTAAGTTTTTTGTTGGTGTAGATTCTGGCCCAATATACCTTGCTTCAGCATTGCTTGGAACGGATCGTCTTATAGGACTTGAAAATCAAAAAAAGCATAATAATTTTTTACCAAAACATATCACTACTGTTTCTGTGAATGAATATAAATCAGGAACAATTTATAAACAACTTAAACTAAAGGAGAAATGGTTATGAAAAAATTAATTATTGGATTAGTACTGTGTATGTTTGCTTTTGGTTGTGCTAATGGTGGTGGATTTGGTGCGCCACCTATTCCACCTACTCTTTGTCAATTGTATGAGGCAGATAAACCTAATTCTTTATTGCTTAAAATTCAGGAGGAATATAATGTTCCTCTTAATGAAGTTTACTATGGCCTTATTGATACTGCCAGAATTATGTTGATTACTGATGTAATTAAAAAGGAATGGATTGCTGATTATTTGGGTAGGGTAGCTGTCTTTTATAATGATAGGTATCCTAATTTAACTCATGATCAGTTGATCACTTATATGGTATCTGAAAAGATTTGGGGAGAAAAGGTTGAATTAGCTATTTCGATATTGAGTACAAGAATTGGTTATTTTAGATCTACATTTATGATTAATACATATGATGATTGTATGTATCGTCATGGATGGTCTGGTGCTAAACGATTATTATTCATTCAATAGATAGGCTTCTAAATCATTTCTAAGATCAACCATGTTAAATGCGTTTCCTGGGCAGGATTTGTAAGAGGCATATTCCCTATGCCCTTTTACATTTCCTGCCGGAATATCGTATCTCACGCAAATATTTGTACATAAATCAAGAAGCATACTCCAAATAGCAAGATTTGGAAGATCATTATCATAATTTCCAATACAACAGATGCCAATGGACTTATGATTGATTCTTTTTTGTACGCAATGTGCGCCTTGAGTGCCTTCCATTCTGCCCACCAGGATTTCATGTTGATCATTAACCAATTCGATTCCATAGTGATACCCTATTTCTTGCCATCCTAATGTGTTAACATGATAGTTACGAATTGCTTGCCATGAAACTGTCTTTGAATCTTTTGTTAATGAATGATGTATTATTATATAGGTAGGTTTGAATAGATCCATATTCTTTCCTCCTCTATAAGTAAAAAGCCCCGAACCAGATATTTTTTCCGAACCATATTGTAACATTGCATTTCCTACATTCAATTACAATTGCTATCATACTTATTCTTTTTTTATTATTTAATAATAATCTTTCTTTACATCTTGGACAGCGTTTATGTTTGTTAATGTAATCCCATTTTAGTATTTTTTCCTTTTCTGGATTTGTGTATTCCGGTGTCGTATCCCGATAGTATGTCATTAAATACTCCATTCAATTCATCCCAATTTAGATCATTCGGATCTTTACCTTTGGGAAGTATGGTGAAATCAACATCTATGGGAACTTCAGATTTTATACGATTATAATCAAACCACGAATCAGCGTCAAACATAACAATTATTTTAGAAGGTTTACAATTTATAATTCTTTGAATTTGTTTTTTTGAAATCATTTTTACAAATCCTGTAGTAGCTGATATACTATTATTATAATATATTTTTAAATAAGAATCAACTCTTGTGAGATCTAAGAATCCTTCAACTAATATTAAAGGTTTGTTTTTTATGATATTATCTTCATTGTATATATATTCACCCATATTTTGAGGATTATGATACCGTTTAGAAAGTACATGTCGAGCTTGCCAGGATACGATTTTACCTCTTAAATAAATTGGAAATAAAATATATCCATGCCAATCACTGTGAACACCCCCCATTCTTAGATCATATCTATTGACATGCCATAGATATAGTTTACGTTCTTTAAAAAAATTTTTAATATATTTATTTCTTCTTAATGTTTTATATGTTATAGGATAAGTATTATAAGGAAAGAGATCTTTCTTTGGAGGAGTATAAGTTTTTTCTTTTTTCTCTATTCTTATAATATCTTTAACTCTGGCAACAAGATCATAATCTCCTTCATCGAGTTTATCTGTAAGGAATTCTTTTGCTTCATCAAATGTAGGTAGATGTGCAAAGTATTTAACAATGTAAATTGTATTCATTCCAAATTTGCATTTAAAACAAGTTCCAAATTTCTTTTCAAGATGAATACCAAAGTGATTCATTGTATCACCACAATTAGGACAGGGAGAAACACCAATAAAATTTCTACCAATGTTTTCACCTTCAAGAGCATAATCCACTTGGCATTCATCTAAAAAAGAAAGCAAGTCGAATACATCAATTGCTTTTTCTAATCTTGGATCGTCTATCATTTTTGAATAAGCCTATATATTTTCCAGACTTCATCATATTCATCATAGAAAGTATTTTTATGTTTACGATTTGGTTTTAGTTTAGTTGCTTTAAATTTTTTACGTGCATTAGTTGTTTCTGATTTAAAATGTTTTGAAAATGTTTTGCTCCACCAAATTGAATTTTTAATAATAGAATGTGTTTTTTCTTCATCTGGTGATGTTTTGATAGGCATAATAATTATAATTTTACCATCTTTATAAAGGATACGTTTAAATTCTTTTAATGTTTTGTCTAAGAGATCTTCATCAGGTATATGTTCAAGAACATGAGTACAAAGAATAAAATCAATACTGTTATCACTTATCATTGGTTGATCCCATGCAGGAGTAGTATAAAATTCAGCATAAGATCCAAAGTCATGAAGGGAAGGAATCATATTGATCATGTATTCTGAAATATCTGTACCATACAATTTACCAAAGACACCTAATTCATCGATAGCTCTTAAATTAAGAGCAGTAGCACAACCTACATCAAGAATTGTTTCAATTGACCCTTCAAGTTCTGCCAGTTCAATAATTAATTTTCCAAAATCTTTTTGCCAGTTGCCATAGTAAGTTAAATCAACTTCTCTTTCATCTTTAGCCCAATTAAACCATGTTTCTCCATACTCTTTTAATTCATTTACATCGTACAATTTCTTTTTCATACTTATTCTCCCTTTGTTAAAGTGTTGATGCTAAAAATCTTTTGATTTCCCATTTTTTAGATTTGTAATGTTTGATTCGTTCCATAGAATATCCATAAAAATAGTTACAGAATTTAGGTTTGCCGGAAACTCTGTCAATACTATCAATAACAATAAGTTTATTCTTTACAGATGTACGTCTACGACCACGACCTATTTTTTGAATAGTATCGATATAACTTTTTTTAACTGAGCCTAAAACAACACAATCAATATTAGGTATATTTGTTCCAAGGCCAAATACTTGAGTAGCAATAACAAATTTAGTTTTTCCTTCATTAAGTTTTTCTTTAATTTGATTATTTTGATCTTTTTTATTATTACCATGAGCAAACTCTGTAGGGATATTCATTTGTTCAGCTATTTTTAATACTACTTTACCTTGTTCAATTTCATCTATTAAAAATAGACAGTTCATCCCTTTGTCTAATGCTAATATTTTTGCTGCTGTAATAAGTTTAGTATTACGTTTCTTATTAAATAATACGTCTTCACGTAAGCATTTCTGATAAGGTGAATGTTTTTTAGTAACGTGAAAGTGTATCATGTTAACTTGAACTGGAACTACTCTTGCTGTGACTTCTTCTTCTTGTGCTTCATATATAATAGGGCCAATACATCCAATCATGTTAGCCCATTTTTTAAAATTTTTTTGAATATGAGGAGTAGCAGTTAAACCATATCGATAGTTAGCCCATCTTAATTTAGATAAAATTTTAATGTGAGATTCAGCAATACGATGAGCCTCATCTACAATAACTAATTGTGATTTATTTTTTTTGAGATTCATTTCTCTAAGAGTTTGAAATAAACTGATGGTAATTTTTCCCATAAATTTTTTACCATCTCCCATTTGTCCTATTTTTTTATCTGGAAACCAATTGGAAAAGTCATGACTTAACTGATTAAAAATATCTTTAGTAGGTACAACTATAATAGTTTCTGGTACTCTTAATTTATCAACTATACCACCAATAACAATTGATTTGCCTGATCCTGTTGGACTGACAATGATACCACGTTTCTTAGCACCAATTTTAGAAAGAATCTTATTTTGATATGGTTCAAATTTAATTCCTGGCAATTTAGGAATGAGTTTATGTTTTATAATAGGAAAATCAAGATAGGTATATTCCATAGCATGACCAAGTATTTTTAATTGCTTATATATAAATGGTAATAACCCTATTGAAAAATAACAGCCATGTTTACCTATACATCTGAGCATAGACTTTTGTACACCTACTCCTTCATCAAACCATGAGAGTATTTTCCAGACTACTTTTTGTTGTAGTCTATTAGTTAATCTACATTTATGAGCATCATATTGTTCAATTTCAATAATCAATTCCTATTTCCTTTTCTTCATCGGGAGTTAATTCTTTTACCTCAAAGGTATCAATAGAAAATTGACCAATAGCAAGATCTCTATATATACCTACTGATCCATGTTGTTTGCCATGTCGGGCATTAGCTATATAAAGTCGTGCTTTGTTTTCTTTTTCTTCTATTTCTGTTTGACAAATAGCAACTACCAAATCAGAATTAAATATAGTATCAATATCATCAGCTACCAGATTTGATTTGAATACTTTAGCTGTCATTGCTTTACGATTACCCTGCATTGCTGAGATTGATATTACATTGCGTGTACCTGCAATTTCTTTTAAACCAATACTGTTTTCAGATATTCTTTCTTTTTTAGTTTGACCTGAAACAGTTTCTTTCATTTGTCCTAAATAATCTACGACAACCACATCAGCATAAAATCCTTTCTTTTCTTCCAGTTCATCGAGAAGTCTATCTACATCATGATAATTTAAACGACCACGATTGAATGCAACTATTTCAAGATTTCCTCCAGATGAATATTTTTTATATGTGTTACGTGCTTTGATAACTTTTTCAACTTCATATATGCTATTAACTTTTTCAAGTGTTTTAACATAATTGTCATTCATTTTGCGAAGTATTTCAGCTTGACCATTAGGTTCTGATGACATAAAGCCAACTGCCATATCAAAACGTTCATCGATTTGTTCTTTACCCATTTCTAAGGAAATGAATAAAACATTTAACCCCTGCCATACCGCAGCAAGAGTAAGATCTATGAGCATCCATGTCTTTCCTGTTTTTGTTGCTCCAAGACAAGTGATTAACCATTTAGATTGAAACCCACCTATTATATTATCTAACATAGGAATTTGAGTTATCATTTTATATCTTTTTTCTTTTATTCTTTCTTCAACAAATGATCTGTCTTCAAAATAATTATAATAGGGATCTTCAACCACCTTTGGTTGTTTGATTGCTTTTAAAATAGTAGCAACAGCATCATTATACTTTTGTCCTTTTATTAATGATGCAAAGTCAATACTTGCTTCTTCTAATTGGAAGTGATAAACAGCATCATTAATTCGGGTAAGAATGTATTCACCATTTGATCCGGTAATCTCATTAATTATATTAAATAAGTTAATACATTTTTTTTGGAGATCTTCATTGATAATAGATTCTTGTTCTTTAAATAGATCTGTAAAGTTTTCTTTTGGTGATTCTTTGAAGTCATCATAATAACCATATATCATTTGCATAAGAAATTTACGATCTTTTGTTTTATATATTTCAATAGGAATTGAATTCCTTATTGCTTTTAAAAAAGTATCGTCTTTAATAGAATGATATATTATTTGATTAAGGAAATGATTATTGAAGTCCAGTTCCATTTCAGGCTATATCCTTTCTACTTTATTTAGTGAATGTAAATACACTCCAATCATCAATATAATGTTCATAGAAGTTTCGCTTATCATTTCCTGGGAAGAATGCTGCTTGTTTCATTAATTTTATTGTGTCCTTTTTAAGAGTAAAACCATATTCTTTTATTTTTTCTTTCCATACTTTTTCTGATAGCATAGTTAATTGTGATTTGTTTTGTTTTTCTTTAATAGTAGATATGTTAATAAATCCTATACTTCCAGTTTTCATTACTCTTTTAAATTGTTCAAGTGTAATATTTGCGTCACTTTCACTTAAATATTCAAATAATTGTGAACAATGTAAGAGATCAATTGAATTGTCTTTGATCGATTCCATAGTTGTACTGTTTTCAACAATTAATTCACCTTTTTTAAAATTAAATTTTTCATTTCCTAATGCTACCAGAAATTCACTTGTATCTATTCCTATACATTTTTCAAATATTTTTGTTTCTTTAAATGCAAGAAGGGTAGCACCACAAGCAGTACCTACATCAAGAAAAACTTTATTACTTAAATCATTCATATAAATTTGAGTAACGAATATTACCATCTTTACATATTGTTTTTGCCAATTACCATAGTAGGCATAGTCCATACCTTCACTGGCGCACCTTTCATAATAATCTTTTTCAAATTTAGGTTTATGACTCACCAAGATTTCCCTCCTTCCATAAAAATATAAAAGTTATGTATCTCATTTAAAAATGATTGAAAGTTATATGATTGACAAAAAGATATGAATTGTTCTTCATCTAAATTAGTTCTTAACCATTGCATTCTTTGACCATCTAATGAAGGATGAGGCAGTTTAACAAGATTATAACATAATTGATATAAATTATCATGTTCTACTATTTTATTTTCATAATCCTTTTTACCTTGTAAATAATCTAATGTTCTTTTATGGCCCATGCCTGGAATGCCTGGAACGGTATCTGATTTGCATCCGGCAATTGCTTTGTAGTCTACCCATTGTTCGGGGTTGATACCGTAAGTTTTCATGAACCATTTTAAATCTTTTTTCTTTTTAGCAGCAGGATCATATACCATAGTATTTTCATTGATTAACTGATACATGTCTTCATCTCTGGTAGCTATTATTTTTTTACCACCAAAGCATTTACAAAATAAAGCTATGATATCATCAGCTTCATAACGTGGAAGAACGTAATCAGCGAATCCCATTTTATGTGTAAGAAAAAGAAGATCTTCATAATCAAATTCAAATTGTTTTCTCATAGCTATTTCTTTAGGATCAGGTTTTTCTTTTAATTCCCTGACTTTGTAACCTTCATATTCTTCTCTACGAATACCTTCTTTTGATGGAGTTACATCCCACATGATAACTGTATTGGTAACTTCAAATTTATTAGCAATAGACTGAAGGGATTTAAAAAATCCATAAATCATTCCAGTATCATTTCCTTTATGAGACATTTTACCATGTTGTGAATACATGGTTCGATATGCTAAGAACCTACCATCAATTATAAGAGTGATTTCATCATCGAGATTTGGTATTAATTTTAGTCTTTGCATTCTAATTTCATCCTTTTTGGTCTACATTCTAATGTAAGACGTTGAACAGGTTTTCTAATTTGAGGTATAGGCCGATCACCATAAAGACCAATACCTTTTTTTATTAATTGATTACACATATTTTTATAAGGATGATATTTATCATCTTCTATTTCTTCAAAACCAAATTGAGATGGATAGAATATTCTTTCATATAGTATTTCAATACCAACTCTCCAGTAATGATTAACCATGAATCTGTCCACTCTGGAAAAAGATTCATCATTATGTCTGTTGTCTCTTAACAGATTGAAATTAGATGGATCATTTACTTGTATGTAGTTTGGATCTTTAGAAGAAATCTTTCGTTCAATTACTAAGTTTTCTTCTCCTTTAGTTTGAAGACTTAATCGTGCCATTTATTATTTCCTTTACATTTCTTTAAATCTGCTTTTTGGAATTTTTAATTTTAATTCATGCCATTTAAAATTATTATCACTTATGGCAATGATAATAAATAAATGATTGTCTGTTTCTTTTTTAAGTCTAATGGTTAATGATCTTTTTCTTACCTTTTTTAATTTTTTCTTAGCCATTTATTTTTCCTTTTTAAATAGTTTATCCTTTTTTTCTTTATCTTTTTTTATCTTTTCAATTTTATCATCGATTTCTGATTCAAATAATAAAATAGCTGATTTTGCTATTGCATCAACATAATTACTATTGGCAATATCAACTTCCAGACTATGATATAATGCTCTATAATTTATTGATTGTGCATCTTTGTCTTTGTCGTGAGAGTTTTCCATAAGTCTTCTTTTTGCACGATAAGCAATATTATCGATGCAACGTAATAATGTATTTAATTTTAAGGATTCCGGTGAAGCAAGATTAATATCTTCTTCTTCAAATTTGTTACCACGAATAAAGTCTTGGGTTTGAATAATAAAACCAAGTCTTTGTTGTCTTCTTTCATGTCTTTTCATTCTGTAAGCATTGAATGCACCTAATTTAAATTTATCTATTGTATGCACAGCAATACCATAATCATTGTCTGCTTTTTGAAGATCTAAAGTCAGATCTGGTTTTAAAATTAAATTTAATCCTAAAGGGTTAAAGAAAGTTCTATTTACTTCTTGCAAGACGCCTGTGTTTTCTAACAAATCTATTAATTCGTTCTTGTTGATTGAGTTTAAAGATTGCTGAATTTTCACCATTGTTATTTCCTCCTTTTTTAATCATAGTATAATTAAAAGAATCAAATAAAGATTCATAAGAGATACCATCTTTGAATAACCATCCTCTACATCTGATAGTTTGTAAGTGTTTATTTTTTAAGGATTGATAATCTCTATTTATAAAACAGTCGGGATTTTTAATTACCTTTTTACCTGTGGTACACATTTGGCAGGTAATTAGTGAATGGTCATGAACAGGTTTGTCTGTCACTTCTTTTTTGTATAACTTTGCCCATCCTTGTCTTCTTATGCAAGCATTGACGGACATAGTAGCCTGAAAGCATTCACAGTACATGGCTATATCTCCATCAATATAATTTTTTACATATGTCTTTTATTTTTTTTAAATAATTCTGTCCTTTGTTTGTTATTAACCCTTTATGATTTTCATGCTCAACTTGTTTCCATTTCATAGTCAATGTCCTCTCTGGTCTACATATAAATAATATTGTCTGCCATTTCAATTAACTCATCAGTGTGACTACACATAACAATCTGAAGGTTTAATAATTTAGAAATTTCTTTTACCATTTGTGACACCAAAGGGATATACTTCTTTGAACAATTTTTAAATGGTTCATCCATAATAAAGATAGGTGCAGGTTCAGGTTCTTCTAATGCATGAATGACAAATCTGAGTGAGAAAGCACTAACGTCAGTTAAACTACCAGAAATTGTATCTTTACGTGGTTCAAGAAGATTACCATATTTACTAATGAACCATTTAATTTCAAGTTGATCTCTTTTGTCATAATTAAAATCTGCTATAAAACTATATTCATCTCCATGAACAGTTTGTATAGCAAAAGTTACAGTGTCTTCAATGAACTTCTTTACCTCCTTTTGTGTGTGTTCTCCGACACGAATAATATATGCTTTTGCCATCTCAAAGGTTTCTATTAAAGATTTTTCCTTTGCAATGGTGATCCTATTGGAATTCAGAAACCGTTCAGCTATCACCAATTCGGTTTCTAAATTTGTAATGTTTTCGTATAATTGTTCTATCATAGTGTTACTCTGTGGTATTTATATTAAACCCTCATTGGTTATAGAATCATATAATGAATTTGTTTCGTTTGCAACTCTTTTTTCTTTATCATTTTTTTCATCAATCAATTGCTCATATAACTCATATCCTTCATCTAAATTATCTATTCCGAATTCCTCTTTTAATTGTTTTAAAAGTAATTCTTCTTGAGCAATTGCTTTTGAATTTTTATCTTTTTTTTCATCCAAAAGTTTTTTCATTCTTATAAGTTTATCTTCTATTGTATTCATTAATTTGCCCCATAAAAAATTTTTAAAAATTAAATTTTGAATTTATTCAAGTTATTTTTATCCATAGTTTATATATCTATCATTATATTCTTCTTTTGGACACTCTTTTACAACAGGTGTATGATCTACATCTGCTAAACGTATTTTTAATTGTTTTTTAGTTTCACAATTAAAATGCCAAAGATCTTTTGTGATTCCTTCATAATATTTAATACCCAAAGCTCTTATTTCTGAATCAGGATGCATATAACCGATTATTTCTAAAGCATATAAAAAATGAGAGGCAAAATGAACAGAGCAATAGTTTAATTCATGTTCTAATTCTTCTACTTCAGGCATTTCTTTTTTTGTACACATGAAAGTATGTTCTTTGTCTGCATTTTGTAACACAACTGATCTTATCCATCTACATATTATTTTAACTTTTTTACAAAAATGTGTATCAGGCGCACGAAACCCCTGGTTTATTACTGTTTGCATTTTCCACGATAAATCAGATAACCAATGGTGTTGAACATGATCACAAGAAGTAGAGGGAGTTGTGTTTTTAAAAAATAATTTTCTTTTTGTCATTTTAATTGTCCTTTTTCTATTAATCTCATTACTGTTTCTCTAATTACCTTTTCAACTCTTGGTGGAATTTCATGTTGATCTAAGTTATGAAATAGATTTTTCATAAACGATGCTTTTTTAGATTCCTTTTTAATTTTTAATGCATCAACAAATTTGACAATATTATCTGTTCTGGTTTCAATTTTCTGTTCAATATGTGTTCTGGATAATATGAGTTCTGGATCAGGGGTGTCTAAATAGATTTTCTTATGTATTAATGTATCAATATTTAATAATATAACTGAAGGTTTTAACCATTCATCAACTGTGCGTCTGATCATTGGCCCAGGATTTATAACCCTTGTACCTTGATAGTTATAGTTATAAGTTCTATGCCAATGACCACAGATAACAAGTTTAAATTTTGGATGTACTTCCTTTATTGGATGACAGAATTCTCGATCATTTTGAATCCATGAGTTTGTTCCAGTTAATTTATCATTAACAATTGCTTTATGACTGAGCAATAATTTTGGAGGATTACCTAACCATTGTATATCATCTGATCCCCAATCCCACCATGCCCAATTAATTTTAGCTTTATAATTCATGAAAAATTCAGAGATATGTTTTACTTTATTATTGTTTTTCCAAAGTACTCCAAGAGATGTACGATCCCACATTTCAGGTGAATGATATTGAAGATCATGATTGCCCCAAACAAAATATAATGGTTGTTTTAATTTATTTAATATTTCTCCCAATCGAGTAAGTAATGAGTTTGCTACTACTGCAACGTTAAATATATCTCCGGCATGAATGATTGGTACATCATAATAATTTGCATGATGTACAATTTCTTTCCATTTTTCAAATTGGAGTTCAACAAGATCATCTAAACGTGCAATAGGATTGCGTCCGGTTAAATGACTATCAGCAACTACAAGTATCTCCATCTTTTACCTTTCTATTACAGAATGGACAGTAACCTAATTCTATAAATTTATTGTCTATTTCTTTTTTGTCTTGTTTAATTTCAGTTGTTAATTGATTTTTTATTTTCTTTGTTGTTTCAATATCTGCTAATAATCGTTCTAACAAAATGGTTTTGTTTAACATTGTAGAATTTTCTGAAAATCTGCTGTGGAGGGTTTGTAATGTTTCTAAATAATTCAGTACAAGATCAGGATCGACAGTATGAGTTTCTTCTATTTTTGTTAATATGGTTCTAAGTTCTTCAACGTATTCTTTAAAATCTTGAACTTCTTCAAATTTTTTAAATATTTTATTCAAATTAATTCTATAAGGTTTTAATTTATTATAATCCATTTTGATTTCCTCTATTAATTGAAGTTGAACTAATATATTTTCTAATTTATTTGCTTTTAATTGTAAATCTTTTGCTTCTTCTTTTATATACAAAACTGCTTCAATTTTAATTTTATATCGAGTTACATTTTTTAACCTTTCAATAGTTTGTTGATGTTCATGATTATTTTTTTTCAATCGTTTGATTTCAGATTTTGATTTAGATAAATTTTCTTTTATATCTGCAATGATTATCTCTTGATCAGATAATCCAGTTGCTTTATTTAAAAGCCTTGCTGCTTTACCTCCGGTAGAAAATAAAAGATAATGTATATCCATTTGTCTTTGCCAATTGATTTCTTTAAAATTAAACAATTGACGTATTGGTTCTGGAACAGATGAACCAAAGGCTTTTAAAGGCCGACCATCATTGAGATAATATTTATTATCTTTACGTCTAACTGTATCACCTTTATTAGTGGTTAATTGAATATCTACTGGATCGTCAATATCCCAATTGTGATATAGTTTTTCTCCTGCTCTTGGTTGATTTTCAATTAAAAGGTATAATGCTCTGATTAAAGTAGTTTTGCCAGTTTCCGATTCACCAACAAGCACATTCAATCCTTGTGTAAATTTAACCTTTACACTTTCATGCAATCCGAATGCTTTAACTATGAGTTCTGTGAAATACATTATTTAACCTTTATAATTACACTACCATGTTTTGATAGTTGAAGCATGACTCCTTTAAAATTAGTGATTGCTACTTCTTTATCTGCTAATATAACTTCACCGCCTAAACGTTTAACCAATGCAGCAATTATTCTTAAATCATTTGGCATGTCTTCTAATCGTTTTCCTGTTATTACTATTTTATCTTCTAATATTTTTTCTGTAGGCATATTAATCCTCCGGTTTTTTTATTCGCATCCAGTGGGAAGGTAAATACTTATCATATTTCATGTACTTACTGTATAAACCATGTTGTAGAGCAACAAAAGAGATACCTTCAGATATGTTATCATAATGTGAATCGTAAATTAAGATAGGTCTATGTTCATTTAATGGTAAATGGTCAGTGTATTTAATCCATTTATAATAGGGAAGATCTTCATTTATTTTTGTGTGTAAATGATATTCGTCTAACAAATATTCTATATTATCAATGTAATTCGCAATGGTCGATTCCGTATCGGATGATAGGCTCAATCGTTTTGGCTTTTCTTTTAATTTCAAACGTTTCATTCCCTGTTATCCTTTTCTTTTGTATAGTTTTATGTTCTTCATCTAATTGAAAATAATACCATGCTATATTAAATATTGTATTGAATAATGGATGATTGTATTCAATATTTTCAATATTTTCTCTATATATTTTGGTCAAAGCATTTGGTTTATTAGTTTCAAGGTAACAATCAGGGAATAGATGAATAGTATATACTCCACTTTGATATTGAGTAATTTCTAATTTGATAATGTATTGATAGATGGACTTCCAGGGTAGGATTGTAATGATTTTATTTTTCTTTCGATGCATAACAGTTTTAATGATTTCTTTATTCACATGAATGTAAGTCATAGATCGAGTAACATTTATTCTTTTGAAGGGTGTTATTTGTTTATTAATTATTGCTTTAGCAATTTGTTTTTTAGTTGAATTTAAAGAGGTACGTTCAAAAAACCTTTCTGTTGAATGATTGTTAAATATCCAGTTTATGTTATTTCGTTTCATTTTTTTTCCTCCGCATCAATTGTCGTACAATATAGTTCTGTACTACAATAGGATTAATAGCTTCAGTCCAATCAAAAAATTGTCGTAAATTCATTATAGTAACTGGAAGATAACAAAACTCACCATTAACAGTTATAAAATTAAAAGTAGGATCTCCAAAACGTTTTATAAATCCTATAAAAATATCAATATGCATAGCAATACAGGAAGATCGTCTGTTTCTACGGAATATAAGCATTGGTTCACGTTTTGATTCAATTGCATCATTAAGACATTGATTCCAAAATTCATGAAACTGAGTCATTATTTGTTGTGAATCAATTAAATCCAGAAGTGACCACATTGTTACTGTTGTACTTTTCTTTTTCTTTGATTTGGTTTTCTTTGCATATCCCGTTTTGCATTCAATTGAAAATATATCGAACCAGAATTTTGTTTCTGGAATAGTATAGGTTATATCTCCATATTGATCTTGGCGCACTTGCATATTAGCTTTTGCTTTAGTTGTTGCTCTACCACCTGATTGTTCAGTTCTCCAGATCCCATCTTCAGTTTTCATATGGGTTAAATAAAGAGATAGTTCTTTTGATATTTCCCCTTCATATGTTCCACCTTTTGCCATATTATATTTTTCCTTCTTGACTCCGAACTAATTTTGTTTTTGAATAAATTTCATATTTGATTTCATTAGTAGGAAAAGAAAATACCCAATCTTCTGCTGCTACAATTGATTCAAAATCAATTACAATAAAATTACAATATTTGGCTTTTAAATATGCATCAAAATTATCCCTCTTTAACATTTTAATTTTTGGTACATATTCTATTGCTAATTGAGGATCTAAAATAACTACAATAATATCCTTTGGATAAAAAAGATAGACATATAATTGAATTAAATCCGTTAGCTTAATAAAATTAAACTCTTGATTGATTTTTAATAGTCCACGAAAATTGGGTATTTTTCCAAAAACTGCTTCTCTTTCTTTGGAATCTGCACTCAAAAAAAAATCAAAAAACTTTTTTAAATCATCCAAGTTAACCTCCCCATTTAGGTTTTCGATCAATCTCAGCTTCAAGAACGATTTCATTCCAATAGAATTGTAATTTTTCTTTTAAAAGATCTGCAACATTTATATTGTTAGCTGCTAATTCAATTAGATCTGCTCGATACATTTTTTCTCCATTAAAAATAAGATAATTACCGGATCGTTCAAATTGTTTTTCATCCCAAAGAAAATTTACAGCAGATCCATAGTTATCAATTCCATATCCATGTAAAATATTAAAAACAACATCATTGTAACGACTACCTGTTTTGTTCTTTTTAATTTTAACTCTAACTTCAATTCCTTGATTGATTTTTTTCTCAGTTTGAATTTTTCCAATTTCTTTGAGCATAAACATTTGTGAAGCATAATGATCCAGAGCTTTGCCACCTGCCCTTCCATTTGGATCTCCAAATACTACACCGACATTCATTCGGATTTGAGATAAGATAAACAATAGAATATTTGAATTATGTACACCTTCAATCATATTACGAAACAATTGAGATAATACCCTTGCTTTAGATCCTCCCATGTCTTGTTTAGCAATACCTTTTGTTTTAAGATGTTTAATTTCTCTTGCATCTCTTAATGAATCAAGTGAATCTAATACATAAAGAACAATGTCATAATCACTTTCAGTTTTAGTAATGCGATCAAGATTATTATAAAGATCTTCAACTGTACGTGATCGTGTAAAAGGTTTTTCACCTTTTTTATGTTTGTATCCTTTTAGATCTTCACGTAATCCATATACTTCATTTAATGGTACATTAAACTTTGCAGCTAATCGATAATCAAAAGCATGTTCTGGTTCATCATAATAGATTTTAACTTTTTTATTTTTAAGTATATGCTCCAAATACCATATTGAATTGACTTCTTCACATGCTAATAAGGTTTTTCCGGTAGAATAATCTCCAATTGGATTAATTACTCTACCGACTGGATAACCTTGATCCACTTGATTTGTTAATGCTAAATTTAACATCCAAGAACCCGAATCCACAAAATAGAGAGGTTTTTTTAAACCTATCTCTACTTCTGGCAATATTTCGCAAGTTTTTAATCGCTCACGTAAATTGGGTATTTTGGATTCCAATTTAATTCTTGCCATGATTGCTCCTTATTATATAATTAATTAAAAGTTAAATATCAACATCTGCTTCAGCTATTTGTTTTTCATAAAAATCTTCAATAATAGCTTCAACTGCTGCTGTCTGTTCAGAAAATTCTAATGCTTCTTCGTAATTATTATTTTTGCACCATGCTTTAAATGCAATTGAAGATTTTTTATTAAGCATTTCTTGTAATTCAGCACATATTAATTCAATTTCTTTTAAAACTTCTTCAACGGTAACTGTTTTGTTATTATCATCTTCTATGTCTTTTGATTGTAATTGTTGTTTTAATGATGATTTTTTGTCAGAAGCAGTAGGAGTTTTTTCATCATCATCTTCTTCAGTCAACATTGATTCTTTGATTTCTTCATAGGTAGGGAAGTGAATGAACATTTCAATTGCGTTATTAAAACCATTTTCATCTGCATCAATTATGATTTTATTCAATTGTTCTAATATTTCCTTTGGAATTGGTTTTTCTCTTGGATGTAATTCAAATGCACTATACCCAGGAAATGTACCTGCTGATGTTTTATTTTTTGCAATTTCCATTCCAACAGTTCGACCTTCACCATTAGGAGAGATATCAGAAATATCCAATGTTGTTCGATTGATCTTATCTCTAACTTTTGCTTGGATTTCTTTATGAACTGCTTCTTTTGGTGCATTCCACAATCGTAATGTAAGATCAGATGGTTCATCTTGCAGTAATTCTTCAGTACGTTTCCAGATTAAGAAAATAACTCTATCTCTTGGATACAATCGTTTTGCTGCATCTTTGAATCGTTCTTCTGACCATATTTTAAGCATTTCTTCCTTTTTACGATAGAGTTTTGATTGAGCTTCACATCGATAGCAAGTTTTTCTATGAGAATGATGAGGACAAATGTATTGATCTTTTGCGAAACCTACTGCAAAATGAACTAATGTTTCAAAGCAATAAGGAATCAATGGATCGAATGAAACAGGCATGATATCAAAAAAGTGATCACCTACTGTTTGATGAGGTTGCCATTCTTCTAATCCATATTCTATAAGCATTTCAGGATCAAAAATAGTTTTACCCATTCCACCTGATTTAGTCTGTTTATCTCTATCATCATATGTTTTTTCCAATGTAGTTGTACTGCGCTTTTTAAACTTATCAACAATTGCACTTTCAGAAGATTTTGTACCTAATCCCAATTTTGCTTTGTTTTTGTTCAATCGATCTTGTAATGACATAATTAATCCTCCTTTAAAATAATTCGTTTGGGTTTAATTTCATTTTCTTTAACAATTGGATTTGAATAATAATTATTTAACCATAGTTTAACCAATTCTTTAATCATCCATCCTTTCTCAACAATTGAATCTACTGCTGATTTAGCATCATCATACAATCGTTGATATTTTATTACTTCTTTGTATTGAGTTTCATATTTAGGATCACCTTTAATTAATCGAAAGATTACTTGATCAGTATCCTTTTGAATACCATATGTTTTTTTGTTACGTCTATATTCTTCAGCTAATTCACCTTCCAGAATATCCAGATTTTTTTGTGCTGATTTGAGTAATGATTTATGTCTTCCTTGTCGTTTAGTCCATTTACGCATCAATGCTGATTGACGTTCTGCTTCAATTTCAAGGTTATATCGATCAACTGAAAATTCTGGATCATATGCCATTAGGTAACTCCTAAAAGGTTAACTTACGTTTATATGTTTCAGTTGCTTTAGAAAGTTCATTTTGCATATCACTTAATTCAGAATGAATCAATTTGGTCAATGATTCATCATTGCGAATATCTTTAGGAGTTACATCAGACAACAGATCTTTAGCTTGAGTAACTATACCTTGCAATTGATTATCATTGAATATATTTTTGTATTTGAAGGTTTCAAAGAACTTGTCAATCTTTTCCAATGATTCAGGTCTGACCCTGCGCTTTTCACCATCCAATTTACCATTCAGAGTATCGGTTAAATGCATTACCAATTGACCAAATCCTTCACGCATTGCGATAATGCAGTTATGCCTTGTTTCATCCATCATATTTTGAATACGATCAGATTCAACCTTATACATCTCATCAGTAATTCCGGCAGGGATAGTCATGTCAAACCATCTCCATTCAATTGAATATAAATTCCTAACATTCATTGGATATAATCCCTTATCGAATAATCCGTCTTTCTTTAAGGCTTTTTCAGATTCCTTAATCCATTTGTCATAGTCTTTGGCAAATAGATTAACTTCTTTTTTAAGCATTTTAACATATGCCCTGAGTTTAATGTCTGCTTCTTCTGTAACTTGATTGGAAATGAAATGAACGGATTTAATTGGAAATTCCAAAGAGATATCCCAAATATAGTTCCGAACTGAAGTAATGACTGAATTGATTGGTTGTAGACGTTCCTTTTTAATTAATCGTCTAAAACCAGATACCCATTCAGTTTCTTCAGTCATTCGTTCTTTAATCTCTTTAGGTATGGTTTTACGTGCTTGCCATGAATGAGTTTCAAATTGGCATAAGGTTCCAAGGTCAAAAATATTAATTTCATTGCTTTTGTTTTTTGATATTTTCGGCATAGCATTATTCCTTTCTTTTAAAAAGTAAGTTTGCGTTTAATTACTTTACCTTTCTTTTCTTTATCTGCTTGATTTATTCCTTTACTCACAATTGTACCTTCTTTCCATTCATCAAAATCTGTTTTACCATCGTCAATTGGATTTTCTGATTCTAAAGTATATTCAAAAGCTTCATTTAATTGAGTAGTTGCTTCTGTAATATAATCATCGTAAGTTTTATCAATTGTATTACCCTTGAATCTAACTGTTGCATTATGATTATCAAATGTCATTGCTCTTACTGTTCCACGAATTAAACAAGGATGAGCATCTTTAAAATGAAGATATAATTCTTCTGAATATAATTGTCCTTTAACTTCATTCAATTGAGCTATATCATGATGATGTATTGTAAGAACAATATCTAAATAATGCGATAATGGTATTATAGCATCAATTGCACCAAATGCATTTTTATGTTCATAATTTTTTTCTTGTATTTCAACTTCAGCTTGAACTTGATCAAATATAATTCGATTGCCAGTTGAGGGTATAATAAATATAACTTTATAAAGATCCATTTGAAAGTATGATTCCCCTGTTTTATGTTTAACCACAGAGATTTTTATGAACTGTTTTTGTTTGACCTTTCTGATAAAATATAGGTTTAAGATCTGGCCCAAGTCCATTGCCTAATGCATTTTTAATATGATTGACTATATCATTATTAACGCATTCTGGCCCAACAAATCCGTCAGTTTCAAAATTGATCTTTCCATTTTCATCGACTTCTATGATTATTTGTTTTTGCATAATTGACTCCTTTATACGTTGATTACTATTTTGCGTTTGATTCCTGTTTTGGTTTTAATCATTGATTCACGACATATTTTACCTTTTTGAGTAGCAGCATTTTTAGCTTTTACCATTGTATAATGTTGAATAAGTGCAATTCCTTTTTCTCCTCCCATTCTTTCTTTCAATTGACGATCATAAAAATCCCAAAGTAATTCATATGCTCCTTTTTTAGATCGAGATTCAATTACTCCGACTTGATAATCAATATCAGGAAATACAATTGCATGTTTACATTTGCCAAGATCTTCTGCTTTAACACCTTCCGGTAAAGGGTAATCACCAACATTATGTCCATACCAACGATAGGTTTTTTTATTAAGTATCAATTCGCCATTCATTCGTTTAACTGTTGCAGCTAATACTTTGAGATCACCTATTTCTAAATCAATTATTTCATTATGTGACATATCAATCTCCTTTTTCTAATTGGTATTTAAATTTAATTGCATTTAATTTTTGTTTTAATGTCATTATATTTTTAACAAAAATTAAATCACTTGCTCCTGTTTCACAATCATGTAGATAAACACATTTACATTTAGGACATTTAGCTTCAATTTCCATTGAATGCCATCCTACCCATTTTGTTTCTGCTTGTTCATGTCCACATTTAGGATTAGGACATTTTAATATTCGATATGGATCAGGATCTTCATAATCAATTGTCCAATATTGTTGTATATATTTATTCATTTTACTGAAGTTTAATTTTTCGGGGTTTTTTAACTTCTGTTGTTTCTTTCTTTTCATTAGCCCATCGAAACAATTGTGCTTGTTCTCTTGTTCTTTGAAACTTTTTAGCTTCATGTTTGGAAAGAACAGGAATATGTATCATTGCTTCTTCAATTGGTTCATAATGAGAATCTTTAACCAATTGTTCAATTTCTGCTCCAGACCATCCATCATTAGATAATTGAGCGCAAAATTTATTATCTGTTTGAACATCAGCATTATATTTTCGATTGTGAATTTCAATTATCTTTTTGACTTCATTAGGATTAGGTAAATTAACAAAGAAGATAGTATCCCATCGACCACCTGCTCTTTTGAATTCAGGTGGAAGTGCATCGAGTTTATTTGCCGTTCCAAATAGAATACCTTCAGATTGTCTTTCTTGCATCCATGTAAGCATATGTCCAAGCATTCCTGATTGAACACCACTGTCCATTGTATTACTTTCAGATCCAAAGAACTTTTCAATTTCATCCATAATGATTACGCATCTTCCAATGGAATCAATTGTATATGTTGCTCTACGCATCTTCTTCTCAGTTTCACCTACAATACCCTCTTTAATTGCACCAATGTCGAATAAGATCCCAGGCCAATTGAGAATAGAACAAAGGACTTTAGCAGCAAGTGTTTTTCCAGTTCCAGGGTATCCGGCACAAAGGATAGCTTTGACTTTAGGCTTATTGGATGATTCATTAAGGAAAGGTTCTGATCTTAATTGCCAATATTCTTTGTACTCATCCAGACCACCAAGATTTTCCAATGGTTCAGGTTCAATGAATTGCATGAATCCGGTCTTTTTAATTACCATTGCTTTACGATCCATGATATGACGATAATCGAATGATCGGGTTTCAACTGCTGATTTAGCTGCTGCGTTTTCAATTTCTTCCCAAGTCAACCCTTTGAATGCTTCAATTACTGAATTGTTAACTGTAAATTTATCCTTATAGCTATCACCTAATTCTTCAATTGAAGATTCGGCAATACCATCAGCAATCAATTTGATTTCTTCATCATTTGGTAATTCAAATTTTTCAACAGGGATGAATTCTTTAAGTTTGGAGGGAATCGCCTCTGCATTAGATCCCACCATAATAATCATGGTAGCATTGGCTTTTAATAGATCATAAATATCAAGGATAGTCTGGACTACATCGAATTGTTCAATGAATTCATCGAAATTTTCCAAAATAAAAGCGGTGTTTTGTGGAGCATTGCCAAATGATCCATCTTCCTGTTGTCCGACAGATAATCGAAGAACATCAATTGGACTTATTGGTTGATCTTTATCGAATTGGTGCATATCATTGATGATGCCCCGAATAGGACTCCAGATTTTTTTCTTAAATGGTTCATCGATTTCAATTGATTTGATTGCACGTTTAATTTCCATTGTTTCGACAAACACACAACCATACCCTGCCTTTTGATAGTTAGTTAAGTTTAACATAAGCATTACTCCTTTCGTTTGTTTAATTGGTTTTAATTTTTTTCATATCGAGCCAGTTTTTGCCGAATTCCCAATCAGTTTTCATTTTGACTTTGGTAGTCCATTGTAAATGAGGTTTATAAATCATTTTATTATCTACCATATCAATGAAATCTCCTGCTTCATACTTATAGACATTTCCCATACCTGAGTCATGAATCTGATTGATTAAATGTGATTCCCAACCTCCTTTCATCAGTTCATCTTCAATTTGAATTAAAGAATCAAGTAATAATAAAAATGAAGAAGACTGAATTGGAAAATTAATTACTTCATTATAAGTTAATGGATATCTTCTTCTAAATCCAAAAGGATTTTCTACATATCCTTTTTTGTAATAACTGTCAATTAAAAATTCTTGCCATTTTTTATAAACAGTGTATCTATCCCAAAATTGATTTTGACACTTTTGTATATGATTGATTGAATAATTAACAAAGTAAGTATCGAATGTTTCTAATTTTGTTGCACGTTGATTGTAAATTGAATGAATATAATTTTTATAAAAATCATTTTTTCGCATTTCTTCTGCAATTGATTTAAATCCTGCACCAAAGAAATTTGCAAAGGTGAAATTATTTTTGGCTAAAAACCTCTCTACTTCATGTTGTTCTTTTATTTGTGTATAAGACAATCCTTTAATTCCGAATAATCTAATTGCCCAATGTGAATGCATGTCTAAATCATTGTTTAGATCTTCAATCATTTGTGGATCATTGCTTAACATACCTGCAACTTTAACTTCTGCACCATCATAATCAAATTCACATAAAAACCAATCTGTACCTAATCGAATAAATACTTTTCTAATTATTTTCCAAGCTAAATTTGGGAGTATATCACCATGTTTAGGTTGATTGTGTAAATTTGGATCAGATGAACTTGATCGATAGGTTTCAGGTATATTCAACCATAATTCATGATGAATGCGATTGTCATGTACAGATATATTTCTTTTTAAATCTGCAATATAAGTATTCAATGCTTTGTTAAGTTTTCTATATTGCAATAACAATTTACAGAATTCAATATTTTCATTTTCTGCATAATGAATGATTGTCGGTTCATCTGTTTTATAATTACCTGTTTTTGCATTAGGTTCTGTAATAGGAGTCAATCCAAGAAATTCATATAAGAATTCCTGCATTTGTGGATTAGATCTAAGATTGAAATTAAAGTCTGCTTCACTAATCATTAGATTTCCTTTGTATTCAATGGTATCATATGTTTAAGATCATATTGTTGTTCTTTTGATTCAGGTTTATCCATTTCACTTTGTTTAATTTTTAATCTTTTAATTGATCCATCATCTGTGATTTCAAGAACATCAAGAACTTCCAGATTAGGATTATATTCATTAATGGCAGCTTGAGCAATTGCCAGTTTAATATCTGATTGATCTATTTTATTTAAACTTTTTTCAGTTACAAAATCAATCATTGTAATTATGTCTGATATTTCTCCCACAGCTTTTGCAAAGTTAGTTATATCTTTATTTTCTATTATTTTATTTATACCATTCCAAATATGATCTAAATAAGCAGTAATAGATCCCATTTTTTCATCATCAAGCATATTACCAATGATTCCCATACAATTTAATAAGAATTTATAATAATCATCAAAATTAACTGATTTATTTTGATGAATTAAATTAGTTCTATCAGAAAGTTCTTTTCTATATTTCATAAAAGAACTAATCAATGTTATATTTTCATTTATGTTTAAAATAAATGCTTTCTTTCCTTTGTAAATAAATGAATGAGAACCTAATTCTTCTTTAAAATGATAACTTTCTTCTAATTGGTTTTTTCTTTTTTTCATTATTGTTTGTTGCATCATTATCGATTGATTTTTCATATTTTCCATCTCCTTTCATTTTAATCGAAAGTGTTTTTAATTGTTTATTGCTTGTGCTTTTAAGATTGGTTTTGTCTTCCAGATATTTGTTGTATTCAATAAACTCAGGAATTTGAGTAATACGTGTTAAAACATCTTCCATATGATTTACTAAAGTAGTTTCAATTTCTTCCAGTTCATCATTTCCTGCATTGATTCCTTTGTGTGTCATATTAGAAAACAATTGATGCCCTCTATGTAGAAATTGGTAATCGAAATTAGCTTGAGGATAAGCAATAGGTAATATTTTTTCAATGAAAAGCCAATTATGAAAAGTTGTAATTACATCTAATCCGGCATAGGTAATCATATCATCATATGGTGCTTGTCGAATTCGATTACGTTTATCATCTTTGTTTTTCTTTTTAAGAAAAGATTTAACTGTATCTGAATAAGGAGGAATTCCAAATCTAATTAAATTTTGAAAATCTAATGAAGTACATCCTCTACGTTCATCAATCACATGAGTAGCAAGCATTGGATCTTGAGTATTTATTATTTTATCAATACCAAAAACCCATCGACTACAATTTTCTTCAAACTTAACATTCTGGATTATCTTTTCAATTGATGGATCTGTTAAAAAATGACGCATAAATTCTTTAATTAATTTCCAGACAGGATAGTTCTTCCAAAGTGATTCATTAATTACCCATCCATTATTAGCATTACCGAATTGAATATGAGTAATTTCAAAGTATTTATCATATGGTTTTACATTGGTTGTTTCATAGTCAAGTGCTATTCTTTTCATTTTACCAATACAATAAAACAAACCTTCTAATTCTCCAGGGTTTGTGATTTCCATTATATGAGTATCTTTTAGAATTTTACGTTCTTCAAGTAATTGATTGACACTTTTACGTTTGTTATACTTAACCCAAAATTTTAATGCACGTTTTATATCTAATTTAATTGAGTATTGACGGTCAAAGGAATAAACATCATTTGGATTAAGTAGAGTGAATACTATGCAATTGAATTCAAAATTAGGTATTAATCTTCCTCTGAGTTTTGTTGGAGGGATTTTGTTCTTTAGATCGAATAATGATTTAAATGCCATTTCTCCACAGCAGATAACCATCTTTGGTTTTAATTCTTCTAATTGAGTTTTTAATCGTTCACGGCAACATCTATATTGAACATCAGTAGTTTTCTTTCCTGAATGACATTGCAATGCATATACAAATGCACTTACTTTTTTTAGATTAACTCCATTTTTAAATGCTGTTGCTCTAACTAATTGCGCTCTTTTATTTGAAAATGGAATTGATTTAAAATCATCATCTTTAGATGGTTGCTGTCCTAATATAACCAATCCATTGTAATTTTCTCCAATTATAGGTTCAAAGAAAGGGGTTTCTAATTTGGTATTTGAATACAGTCCACATTTTTCACAATCATATTTAATTGTGGTCTGTTTTGATTGAGGCAGGGGATAATAAAAAGTCATGTTATCACCATGAGATAATAAGCAGGGGATCAAGAGTTCAATCCCCTGCTAAGTTATAATCGATTAAAAGATTATTCCAGATTATTGTCGAGTTTAATAATCTGAGTCATGGTATTGACACGCTTTTTGATAAAGATAATTGATTGACCTTTTTCTTTGTAAATAGGAGATACTTTCTTTGTGATTGCATCTTCCGATTTACCTTCAAGAACCATTGCTTCCATAATTGCATAAACGGATTGTGCATCTGAAATAGGTTCTTTTGCAGATAGTTTAGCTTTACCTTTGGTTGTAGTAGATTTATCATCAGTTTTGTCTTTGATTGTTTCAAGCAATTTCTTTTCCATTCCAGGGATTGATTTTTTCTGGAGTGCATTCAATTGAATGTCTGCTTGTTCACACATTTCAGCTAAAGCCTCCCGATCCTTTGCCTTTACTGCATCTTTAATTAATTGAGCAGTAAGTTCAATTTCTCCGGCAGTAGTAGATTGAGTAACACCTTCAGTAATTTCTTGAATCTTACTGGCAACCTTATCAAGAATCACATCTTTTGTATTACCACCACCAACACCAATTGAAAGACCAATGTGTTTTGCAAATTGACGCAATTCAGTCATTTTCAATTCTTCCACTTTTGCAAATGCATCATCAACACTGAATCCATCAGCATCAGGTGTCCACCAATCAAATTTTTCAGCAAGATCAACTTCAGGTTTGTCCTTTTTGCTTTTGCCTTTATTAGCCAATCGATCTTTCAATGAAATTGGTTTATCCGGTTCGGGAGTAGTGCCTTTTTTTGATTCAACGTGAGCAACCATTGCCGTTTGAAGTGCTTCTGCATCAATATCATCTGGCACTTCCATATCATTGAATACAGTTTGATATTCACCATAGATTGTAACTAATCCATCCTCATCTTCAGCTTCATTGATTAATTCAAGGATTTCTTCTGTTTGATCATCACCATTGGTATCAGGTTTTTCAGCAGGTGTTTGTAGATGTTCAATCATTGCAGCTTTTAACTTCTTAGGCATTTTGAAAGGTGCAGGATCGAATGTTGCAAATAATGGAGCAACATCGTTATCAGTAAGGATTTCTTTCAATTCAGCAACTTTTGTGTATCCTTCAATGACTTCGATCACATCGGCAATTGAAACGTCACCATTTGCTGCTGATTCTCCATCAGAAGTAGCTCCTGATTCAGCTTCAGCTTTATCAAATAAAGCATCATCCAATTCATTATACCATGCTACAAGTTCTTTGCTGTATTGGATTTTAGGTTCTACATTACGGATGATTTCAAGGATCAATTCATCTTCTGCCAATTTGTTCATTTCAGCAAGCTTCAATCCAACTTCTTTACCAAATTCTTTAACTTGTTTAATTTCCATGATTAACCTCCTGTAATTGATTTTTTTTATGATTAATAACCTGTGGGCTAATTCAATTTCTTCTTTATCAGCAACCACGATTCTATGACCTAAGACTTTATCAATCAATCGGTCATACCTAATTACATTTAATTTTTTCATTCCTCCTTTCACCATATATTTAGAAAACATTTGACGTAACAAAAGAACTTCTTCTTTATTAAAACCCCATCGATAGCGATTGGTATTAATTGCTTTGTACAATCTCCATCTCTGGATAAGACTATAAAGATAACATTTCCAGAGTGGTAATTGAACATACAATTGTGATTAACCTTTTAATTTTTCTAATCTATCAAATAAAGGATTGGATTTAGGAATGGGTAGATCTAATCTTACAGGTTTTCCTTTCTTTAATTTTGCAATTGGAGTTTCGGGAATATGGTCAGGATTAGGATCGATATATTGAATGCCAATCTTAGGATAAGATTTTTGTTTGGCAACGGATAGAATTTTGTTTGCTTCAGCTTTGCCTAATCGATTAATGAATTCTTCTTTCCATTTAATATTAGACTTTTTAAATTCCCAAGTCCATGCCCAATTGGGAGGATCTTTTGAATCAAGTAATTCACTAACTCGATCATAATGTATTTTTAATTGTTCATCGACTTTATTTAATGATTCGGATAAAGAAATTTTTTCTTGATCGAGTTCATAAATAGCTAAGTGTAAATCATTCATTTGAAGCATATCTTTTTTACTTGGCTGATCAATTGCTTCTTTGATTTCATTATTGAATTTTTTCCAATCATTCATAAAATTTTTCCTTTCGTTTGTTTGTTATGGTCTTTTGATTGATTATATAAGCATAACACACCTTAAATCAGGTGTCAAGCTCTAAAACCTGTTGATTTAACTAATTAATTTCATTTAATTGATTTTCATTGTATTTTTCAATCCCTCTAACAATCAACATAAAGATCACTTGAGATCGAGTATAAATCATAGCATCTTTTTCAGTCAATTCTTCTTTGATTGAATCAATTTGTTTACTAACAGGTTCAGTAATTCGTACATTTATATGTTTAGTTAATTGCGCCATAATTTCTCCTTATTTAATAATTGGTTGTAATTTAGTATAATGAACATCTTTAGGTTGATATTGAATTGGTAATTCATATTGATTGGAAATCCACCGGACAATCCGCATTGCATCTTTAGGATCATAATGATCTGAAATGCATTCAATTCCACCTTCCGGCTTATGGAGATAAACAGAGATCATTTGAGCATCTTCAGCATTGCATTCTTCCCAACAACTATGTTCTTTAAGATATCTAACATAATGAGTTTCAATTGCATCATGTTGTTTAATCCAATCATCATTGAAACGTACTGCTTTTTTACCTCTTATTAAAAAATCAAGAATAGCTTTGTTAATGAGATTGAAATAATGTCCTTCATGAAACCCACCATCTGAATGATTGTAGATCCATGTAACATATGGAGTTATTTTATTATGAGGCAAATAACAAAAAACAATGTCAAGATATTTATCTGCTGAAACATTTGAATAAGATTTAATTGCCAATATCCATTTGTCAGAGTATTTTCTTTTTTTAATCATATGATTAACCCTCCCAATTAAAGTCGAATTCTTTTAGAAACTTATCCCGAATGAAATCCTGATTGCCGGAAGTTCTTTTAAAATATTCACTTCCAAGATCAATCCAGAATTTTTGAACATGATCATTTGGTTTTGCTCTATATAGAACACAACCTTGACCATCTTTATTTCTGTAAATACAACTGAATTCAGGTGCAAATGATTCTCGTTTAATATCAATTGAAAATTCAATTGAATCACCTTTAGGAGAAGTACATATTAATTTTCTTCGATGGTTTTCTTCTGTAATATCCCACAGTTTATAGGTTTCAATATTAAATACTTTAGGTCTGCTTAATTGAATTATTTTTTTAGCCATGATTAATTCTCCTTTTCATCCCATTGATAATTGAGGTTTTTCATAATGAGTTCTGCAATAGCATTGCAATCTTCTTCATGTAATCTAAATGAACTAATTCCTGCTAATTCAGGTTCATAGTCAAAGATTGTTGCAGAAATGTTTTCTTTCATTTGAACAAAGTCTTCTGCATTAAGATATTTAATTGGATATGCCATAATCAATTTCCTTTCTTTTTTAATAGTTTTATCATTTCATTAGTTAATGGTTTAAATCTAATTAGAGCTTGATCATTTAAACAGATCCAAATTCTACCATCTTTTGCTACTTGTAATCCAAAATCTCCAATTAGAACACCTATGTATAGATCTTGTTCAATTGATATTGATCCTTGTTGAGTTATTTCTAATTGAGGTATCATATTAATCCTCCAATGGTTGAATTGTGATTATAACTTTACATTTATCACAATAATATCGTGTTGATTGATCAATTAAAGATTCATCAAATGAATCAATTGGAGTTCTACACTGAGGGCAAGCTAATCCAAAACGATCATTGCACTCTTTATGACTATGTTTGAATTCAGTTAAGCCTTGATCAATTAGATATTTGAATCTGTTTTGGTGAGTCATGTTTTCAGATAGGTAATGATAAAGATTAGGAATGGGTAATTGATTAATGAGTTGTGTAATTGGATCTGTATCAGGAACTTCATGAAGATCATTTTGAATATGTAATATTACTTCATCAATTAATATTTGTTTTAATTCATAGACATGATCCCAATGAGATTGACTTCGATAATCTTCATCGGGAGGTATATATTTTCCATCTTTATTTGTGTATCCTAAATCAAGGATATCAAATGAATCACTATTTTGATCAAATGGATAACGTTCATGCCATTCAACCATATTAAAATGATTAATTGATGCAAATGCTGCTGTATAATCTGCATCATCGACAAAATAATTAAGTACTTTGCCTGTTTCAAGGTGAATTACTAATCGACCACCACTTGACTCTACAATTCCTATAACATATTTTTCTTCTTCCATAATCATTCTCCTTTCGTTATTTTAAGTGTTTTTTGATAGTTATCACAATGTTGCAATTGAAGTTTGGTTGATACTTCAATCAGTTTGGATTGTTGTGATCGCAATTGAAGAAATTCATCATTAAGCCTTTGTTTTTTATGATCCCAAACGGTAACAAGACAATTGATTTTATCCATAACTATTCCAATTGATTGTTCAACATTCATTATCATTCGGTCAAGCTCTTTGTTAGTTGCCATAGGATTCATTCCTTTGTTGATTGTTTAATTGCAGCTTCTTCAGTTAATTCCATTTCATTTAAAAAATAGGTAAACTGATTACCCTCATATGTTCCATTGGTCAATTCACCATATTCATATAATCCCCATTTTAAAGGTACTTTAATTCTATCAGGATCACGTTTCCAAGTTTTAGGTTTTCCATTAATTTTATATTTTCTTGGAGTTTTTTCATCAGCATTAAAAAGACAATTAGCATAAAGGTAATCACCATATTTCAATTGCTTTGCTTGTTCTAATGTAATTGGCATTTTAATTATTTCCTTTCAATCATGTTTGTTATTTGTTTATCTGAATAGCCTTGGGATTTTAGGAATTCAATTGCTTCTTTTTTAGTCGTTCCCCCCATTACATCTGCCATTTCATCAGACATTCGCAATGTTTTAATTGCAATTGCTTTCTGATGTTTGTTGAATACATCCATATTGATTCCTTTCGTTTGTTTGTTAGAAGTTTAATTAGTAAAGTGTCCATCGTACATAGTAATGCTCTGGATTATACCTGCTAAATAATCATTATCCAATTGATCTAATTCTTTTTGTTTATCAGATCCAATGAATGAGAAAAATCCATCAGTTGCCCATTTCTCTAAGTATTCTTTAATATCATCAATTGAAATGTCAACTGATTTGATTATCATTTCATGATCGTCATTTGGTAAATCACCTTTACAATCATCGATCCAGAATAGGCATTCATTTGTTTTAGGATTACGAATTGGACTATACTCAATTAAACTAATTTCAATATTAATATCATTCATATCAGTATAATCATTGTAATCACCTATTTCAATTTTTTCACATATTTCATCGTATGTCATTTCAATTATCTCCTTTCATTTGTTTGTTAGAATGCCCAACAGGATTGCATGAATTGATTCATTTGCATTTGCCTTTGATGGTTTTGTTTACATTCCTCTTTATAAGATTTGATTGCACAATTAATTGCATCCTTTGACATTTCAAGCAATCCAGACTTTTCATGATCATAACCATAAAATCCCCAACAGGAATCATCACAATTAATTGATTTATTCTTATCGGTAGGTTCAATCATGTAACCAAAAATTTCTCCGGTTAGATATTGATCATAAGTATTGACTTCACCTATCATCAAATCAATTGCTTTTTGTTTTAACTTCTTTGACATTCGTTTTCGATTGAATTCCTTTTTTACCTTATCATTAGATACATAAATGAATCCAACTTGACCTGAATCCCAAGGGCAGGAAAATGGACTTGTTCTCATTGTAATGCCGGAATGATCGTAAAGGTATAAAGGTAGGATGATATAGTGTTTATCGATTCTTCTTTGAATTGATGTTTTGATTTGTTTTTCAGCATATTTTGAATGAGGCAATTCTTCCCAATAAAGGATCACATCTTGTAATGATTGATCGGCATTGATTGCAAGATCTTGTAGGAATTCATCTGGATCTCTTTTAGGTTGTTCATGACCTAATGAATAATTACGATGCCATGTAATCATAGTTCCGAACCAATGATGATTATCAATTGGATCTAATGGATCAATGTCAGTATGAATGTTGATGTTGAAACCACGATATTCAATTGTTTCATATGGATCTTCCATAATTAATTCCTTTCGTTTTTTAATTGAAAAATTTTCTGTGGTTGCTTTGTTAGAAGTTTAATTGCTTCAAGATAAATTGTTTCATAACCTTTTGCAATCGTTTAATTGTCATATCACTTGCAAATGGTTTATGTTCTAAATTAGAATCATGATTAAACCAACATGATATGTTATGCTTATCCCATCGACTTAATCCATAAGTCATTTTAGGATTGCCAAATATTCCTTCAGCATCATAGCATTCGGATTTAATTGCATTCCAGAGTAAGGTAGGAACGAAATAAGGTTCATCGATATGTGATTGAATGCAATCACAATGGGGATTGTCTTTGAATGGAGTGAGTTCCAGTTTACCATTGACTAATTTACCTTCACTCATTTTATCGGCAATTGGTTGACCATTGAATGCTTGGCAAATAAAGCAATCACCTTGAGATGGAGCAGGTACTTCACCATTTTGTAATGCTTTAAGAAATAATTGAATGTATTCATTGATTTTTTTCAATTGACTTCGCTTTTTCTTTTCAACATCTTTGGAATGTTCTGCAATTGGATTGCCATCGGAATCAGTTATAATTCGATCATAAGTTAAATACATTCCGTTTTCAAAAAGATATTGCTTTTTATTGAATCGAATATACCAAATGTATTGTTCTGAATAAACACGAATGGTTGAAGGTAGGTATTGATTCATTCGTTCTTTTGTTAATACTGTTTTCCACCCACCTGTATCCAATTGAATTGATCCATTGTCATAGAATGTGATTATATCAGTATCCCACAATTTAATTGCAATTGAATTGTGAGATCGTCTGATTACTCTTGTATTATTATCAATTGGTCTATCATCAATTGATTTGCGTTTGCCTCTCTTATCATTTTGGAGATAGAAGTTTAAATCATTGTAATTATTCGGATCTCTTGTAGTTTTTGATTGATACATAATTTAATTCCTTTCCTTTTTAATTGTAATTAACCATTCATTACCAAATGCTAATTGATATTCACTTTGCATATATTGAGCTTCAGCCAATGTATCCGCTTGATCAATTAGCTCTCGATTGCCTTTGTAAGTTCCGTAAAGTTTATAGATCATTCATTTAATCCCCTTTCAATTTTATAAAAATCATTTGTTAATAAATCATTTTCCCATTCTTTAATAGTTTTATACAATTGTTTAATTATTATTGCATTTCGTGTTTTTGATTTAGGATGATTAGTTGATTGTATATCTTTTGTTCTTTCAGATTTTAAAATGTTAGCAAATACTTTACTTTCAATAGCAAGTTTATCTTGAAGTTCTATTAAATCTTTTTCCCAATTGGATTGTGTTTTCTTTTTATTCATAATATGTACTTCAATTGATTGTTGCAAAGAAGTGAACTGTTCTTTCAGTTAATTGATAATCTGCGATTGTCATTGAATGGCATTCTTTGGGAATTCCAGTACCACCAAATTTTTTGAAATGCCATATATAAAAAACTTTATATAATTGTCTAATCCGATTGATTTCCTCTGGAGTGAATTCATTGTTAAGCTTTCGTTTTCCAGATCCGGTATTCATTACTCGATCCCACATTTCAACTATAATTGGAGTCTGGAGTTTAATCAAATCATCATGTTCAAATATAATTGCCATTTTCATTTGATTAATATCCTTCTCTTGCTTGTTTAACTTCAATTACAGTGTAACCAAATGATTCCCATCTTGGAGCAGTTGGTTGCCATTGCTTATTGCCATGTGAATTATGAATCAATGCAATTGGTTGTGGATCGAATTCTTTTGCTGATATGTTTTGATCCAATGAATCAATTATTCGTGCAGTTGAATATTGATCTCTTGCCGGATAGCATGAATCATATCGAAGCATATCAATTGGAAATGCACGAACTAACTTTGACTTTGATTGAACTGTGAATTCAATTTTCCATAGTTTAGACATAATTGACTCCTTTCAATTAACCGATTACTTTATCGATTCTATCAAAGTATTTATGCATCTGTTCTTGAACCAAATTCCATTCTCGATCAGTCATTGAATCATCACGATATAATTCCTCTTGCTTCAGGATATAGAAATCGGTATTCATTTGCCTTTTAATGATTTGTTTTGCCCTTTGTTTAGGTGTTACCGTTTGATTGATTAATGCAGGGAAAGTTGCAGGACTTACTCTAAGTGATTTAATCATAATTGACTCCTTTTAATTGATTATTGTTTTGAGGTTCTGGATTACCAATGGATGAAATTGAGTGTAAACATTATGATGAATGATTTTACCATCATCAATGATTCGATCTAATCTTTGCAATGCTGATTGAATCGGAAATTCTTCAAGTAAATCAGCAATGAGATTGTATTGATTATAGAAGATATAGTAATCAGGACTCCATTTGTCTTGCTTAAACAATTCGCTTGATTTAATCACTATGCAATTATGTGATAACTGCTCTACATTAGGGTTAGGTGGTAGCTTTCTGATTGCTTCAGCTAATTGGTGCAGTTCTTTTTTAATTCGATTAACTTTATCTATAATTGATTTTCTATTCATATGCTAATTCCTTTTATATGATTTTTAATTGTTGTTTCAATTGCATCCCACGTTTTATCGTTATCATATTTTGAGTCAATTGTTAAGAAAATGTAATTTCCAAAATGACCATTGTAATCGGAATCAGTTATACCATCAAGTAAATCCAATTGTTCACTTAATACTTCATCCCAATCACTATCATCTTCATGATCCGCATCGGCATCAATAATTGCCATTAGATCGTCAATTTCAATTTCATATTGCTTTGAAGTACATTCTTTTTTAAGCATAATTAATCCTTTCTAATATACTAATTCCCTTTATTTACCAATTATTAATTGTTGGAAGTCCTGCTTTGAATCTCATTGGATGACCGCAACAATTAAATTTATCATTTAATTTCCAAACCATTTCATAGAATTCAGGTTCATTTAAATCCTTTTCATCAATTACATTATTAGGACTTGGATTGTTTCGGTCTTTAGAAGTAAAAAAAAATGATCCCATTGCCATTACAAATTCATCTAATTCAAGTCTTTGTTCCAGAATATACCTTGCTTCTGTTTCAATTGCTGTAATTGCATGAATTGAAGCAAGATCAAACCAATTATTAATTAAATCCAAATGTCTTTTTGTGTGTTTATGCATAATTAATCCTTTCGATTAATATACCAATTCAATTAATTGTGACCAATCAGATAAGAAAAAGCATTGAGCATCTTCTGATTGTTGAATGATTGCATTATAACTTCTTTTAGCATTCCTTCGCTGATCTTTAAGTTTCAGATCAAATCCTATATCATAAGCCCAATCATCCCATGAATTGTAATTTTCAATTGATAACCAATCACTAAGTATTGTTTCAATTACTGTATCTGGCATAGGTGGTACTGGCAATCCATTGAAAGGTTTATTAGATCGATTGTAATGTCCAATTGGAGGAATAATAAAACCTAATTCCTGAACTGTTTTGTATTCATCATTAGATTGATTTGATTTCATTTGTTTAGGTTTATGTCCTAACATTCTAATTGTTTTGTTTTTCCAATTGGTAAGTAATGAATTGACACTGAATGGTTTGTCATGAATATCCATTGGATCTTTAAGCATCAATCGATGCCCAAATCCCGTACTAAACCATGTAATAAAATTTTCTTGAGTTTCACGAATCAGTGTTACTTGCCAATGATCCATTGATTGATTGGATTGCATATTAGGATTATTACTAACTAAACAAATTTTCCATTTATAATTATGGCTTAATAGATAATCCATTATTGGAGAACGTAATTGATCGGGAGAAGTGGTAGGTGCTTGATGGAAAAATTCAATTACTGAATCTGGAAGCAATCGAATCAACCAAAGTGATCCATATTTATATCCAACTGATAGATTGGGATTGGTTTCATTGTCAATCAATAGATGATGTTGTTTAAGCATTGCAGAGATTTCATCATATGCCCATCGATTATGTTTCAAGTAATGCTCTCGATAGAAATCAGTATATTTCATTTGCAATTCAGATCCGGCATTGAGATCATTTAAATGAGCAGCTTTCCAAATTGCAAGCAGTTTAATTAACCAATCTCGATCAACATATAATTCATCAAAATCAGCAGGATAAATTTGATCATAAATTTGACCGAATGCATGGTTTCCAATTGATCCGGTAATTGATAGAGTTTTATAGGTAGGTGGACAGGGAGTTAATAGGGTTGTAATTGAATTTATTGATTGCTTGTTGTTTTTTAATTCAATTTCCAATTGAACTTTGTCTTTGCCGATTTTACCAATTAGAATCTCTTTTTTCATAATTAATCCTTTCGTTTATCTGATTCGTTTAGAGTAATTCCATTGATCATTGAATAATTTTCAATTACATGATGCTTTTTTAGAATTACTAATGCATCCCTTAATCCCTGTTTATATCCTTCATTATCCCAATGACCATCCTTTTTACTTGATTGATTCCACCATTTACAAATATGATTACCTGCATTCAATATTCGATTGTCTAATGGTAATAGTTTATCTGGCATAATTGATTCCTTTTAATTAAAACTGTTGATTGCGTTTGGGATCGAACATAAGATCGGTCTTTTTGTGAAAGAAATCAATTTGACTTTTGGGAATGCATTCAAACAATCGTAATTCATCCAATTGATGTGGTTTGCTTTCATTACCTAAATAAGTGAGATTGGAATGAAGTTCATCGTTATCCCAATCAATTGAACTTAAATCATTTGCCCAATCACGAATACAAATACCTGATTGATCCAAATTATAATCTTTATAATCATATTGATTTTCTAATTGATCAATTGCATCTTCAGCTTCATCTCTAATCTGTTCCATTAAATCAATTGCTTCTTTACGTTCTGGAATAAGATGATCATTTAAATCTTTTAATTCAACCTCAGTTAAATGAGCGTATTTGGAATCGGCATATATACCCATTGCTTCATCTTCTGATTCGCAATTGACAAGTAAACAACAGGTTTCAAATCCCATTCCAATTCCAATGAGATACCATAAGGATGATTGATTGCGGATAATACCATCGATTGCCATTCTTGATTTGGTAGTCGGTGAATAAATTACTATCATAATTGACTCCTTTCATTTAATTAGTTTAGGTTTTGGAAATGGATATGGATTATTATTTGATTGAATCCAATTACTTGCAATGGAAGACTTTTGATTGCATTCAGGACAATATTGAGTTTTTTCACCTGATAGATTAATTGTTGTTTTATTCAATTCAACTTTTACAATCCAATCCTTATCACAATTCCAACAGCTATGTTTTCGATAAGGATCAGGTAATAATTTAACAATTGAATAAGATGGAGCATTTGAAAAGAATTGCCCAATTAAATCAGGATAATTTGTTTGATTGAATCCACAATCAATTACATAATAGATCATAGGCTTATTTCTCCTTTGATTGTTTGATTCGTGCGTATTCTGATTTACCTATATACTTCCATTTGCCTGATTGAACATCTTCTTTTGCTTGATCATTGGATACACGTTTAACTTTACCATCTTTGATTGATTGAATACATTTCGCCATGATTAATTCCTTTCTATAATAGGATTAATTGAGTTCTGGAATAGGATAATCAATTATCCAGTAAAAGGCATTCCATTATCTTCTATACAACATTCATGATATTCTTTAATTGATTCAAATTCATCGAGATTGAATGAGATATCACCTAACCACCATTCACGTTTATCTGGATTGAATGATGCTTCAGGGATTTGCATCATTTCAATGATATGATTCATTTCTTGATAAAAGAAGTCATCATCTGGTTGCCAATAGCCTTCAAATGAATCAGCGCAATCGCAATTATCAAATGAAGCGAAAACATCATCAAATTCGCAATCGGCATTATGAATTGGATCTTCATTATCAGGAAGATCTTTTGATTCAATTACATACTTATCAATCATTACAACCCAATTGGAAAGCAATTTAGGTAATCCAAGTATTTCTAATTGACTCTTTTTAATTGCCATCCATTTAAATACAACAGTTTCATATCCAATATGATATCCCATTGGATTCATTGCATACCTTTCATAAGTTGCTTCAATTGCAAATGAATCGGGTTCTGAATTAGGGTAATCGAGTTCTGCATTAGGATCATTGAATACAGGATAGCATTTGACACATTTTAAATCAGTATGGTTTTCTAATGCATATCGAAATGCTTCAGCATCAATTAATTGAATGAGATTGGAAGTGTTAATAGTGTAGTCATTTAAAGAAGTGATTGCATTGGATAGGTTGTGAATATTTATTTTTGTTAAACAATGAGGACATTTGCCATGACATTCAGGATCATCACAAATGCATTTGGAATGAATGTTTTCCATTGAATCAATGTGTAATCCAATAGTAATGTTAATGTCTTCGATTAATTGATTGAAAAATTTGTGATCCATAATGACTCCTTTCGATTGATTAGATTGTTAATTGTTTGTAGTTAATTGAAAAAAACTGCTGTGAAGGGTTTGTCATATAAAATGGAACTATATATAATATTGATTGACTTGTCAAGAAAAAAATACATTATTTTACAGATTATTTTCATCGGATTCTGATTGCAATTGATTCTCCATAGATTCAACAAAATCACCCATTGACGTAAATTCAAATATATCATCAATCACATTATAAACGATTGTCAAAGCATAGGATTCACCTTGATTGACATATAATCCATAGGTATCTTGCCAGTAATGAGAATGCCAAAAGTTTTCATTTGTGAGTGCTTCAATGCCAAATCCTTCAATCAATCCATTCAATGCTTCCATTTGTTCATCAATTACTTTGGGAGGATTGTAGCATTGACTTCTTAATTGTTTAACTGATTCAAATATGCCTAAGTCAATGTCATTGTTGATTACTTTATAGAGTAATACTACATTCTCTAATTCAATCTGAAATGCTTCTGCCAATTGTTCATAATTCAAATCTGTTTTAATCATTTGCTTTCCCATAATTGATTCCTTTCATAGTTTAATTGAAAAATTTTCTGTGATAGGTTTGTCATATACATATGGATGATTATCAATTAATGAATCATTACTATTTTTTTAATATATTGATTGATTGATTAATTAAGTGATTGAATGATTAAATCGGATAGTTTAATTACATTTGAATTGGCTTTTCCAAGCAATTCCAAATGAATAGTTCCTGAATCATCTGTTTGAATTACATTGAAAGTAAATAGACTTTGAACTTCAATCCAATTGGAATTAGTGAATTCAATTGATCCAATTCGATTACCCATTTGCCAAAAGACAATGAATTTCTTATTAGCCATTTGATTGATTCCTTTCATTTGATTGAGTGATTTCAATGAGAGATTAGCCATTTTAAAATATCGGGATACAGATATATTAAAAGAATTATGATTGAAAATAGAGCTATTAGGATTGACTGTTTATCCATTGATAGATCCTTTCATTTAGGAATTTAGGCAATAAAAATCCCTGATTGCAATTGAATGAATCGCAACAGGGATCTTTAATTATTTAATTGTATGATTGATTGATTAAACAGGTGAGTTAATTATTTCATCAATACAATGCAGATGTGATAGGATATTATCTCGATAGGTTTCGATTGTATTAATCAATTGATTAAGCTTTTCCTGATTTTCAATTTCAGATAATGGATAGTGATTAATTGATTCGGCAATTGATTCGGCATCGGCTTTTACTATCATAAAATGATCATAGGTTTGCTTGATTGGATGATTAAATGATTCCAATTGTATATCCCCTAAAGTATCTCCATTGATTGCATCTTTTTGCTTCATATGATTAATTCCTTTCATTTAATTAAGTGATTGAACGTTATTGAAAAATTGATTATAGAATATAAAAAGGCATATGTCAAGTACAGACCATATGCCTTGATTGAATTATCGCAATCCCAATTGCTTCTTTTTAATTGCAAATCGTCTTTGCCTTTTACTGATTCGATTCAATTTCTTTTTACCAATTGAACGTTTATCGGCAATCCAATCAGTGAAGTTTAATTGATTGATTTTAGGATTGGTCAATTCCTCAATTGCCAATTGATCTGGATCTGCTTTCAATTCCAATTGCCGTTTATAATTCATTAATCATTCCTTTCATGATTAATACAGGTTTCATTCAATTGAACTGATTTATTCCTTTCAATGCAAAATGGATTAAATTCCTTATTCATACAACATATGCAATTGCTACATTGATTGGGTTCTGGAGTTTGATCAATCAATCTAATCTTATCGATCATCTCTTCTGATCGAATCAATTGCATTTCATCATCATTATATTCAATACCACCATCATTGATTCCATTAGAAGGAATTGTATAGGCATTCAATAGATCAGCTTCAATCAATTCCTCATTCATTCGACTAAGCAATGAATAGAAATGAAATGCATTAGTCTTAATAATTACATGATTTTCGCTGATTCGATTCGTTTGATTGAAAGTCAATTGCAAATACTTTTCAATTGCATTTAAATGTTCAGTATTAATTGTTAATTGCATGATATTAATCCTTTCAATCAATCCCTAATCGAGTTCTGGAATAGGGATTGATTAATTGAGTTCTGGAATAGGGTTCTGGAATAGGGTGATTGATTAATCACAGTATCCGTCATTGATTAATTGACAAGCATCTTTATAATTAATCCATTCAGAATCATCAGACCATTTTGGCAATCCTTTAATGGTGATTCGATTGACAAACTTCCATTGATTCAATTTCTTATCATGCCTAACAATTTTCCAATCGTCATTGACTTCCAATTCAATTACATCATTTTCAATTGGATCACCGAATCGCCAATCCTTATCAATTGGAACTTCTTCAATTGCAATAATCGTTTGACTACCTTTAGACAAATCAATCAATGGTTTGACTTCATCTTTTAATACAATTATATCATCTTTGGGCTTTTCAATCAATGATTTTTTTGGCTTATCAATTACAACACATTTTGATTCAGTAGCCTTTGATTGATTGGCTTTTTTCTTTTCTTGCCTTGCCTTGCCTTTAGATGATTTGGGAAAGGTTTTGATTGATTGATTGGATTGAACAGGTTTGGATTGCTTCTCTTTAGAAGGTACGGAAGGTTTTGATTGAATGGTATTGGAAGGTTTTTTCGATTGATTGGCTTTTCGATTCAATCGGGATTGGGATTTAAAAAATTTCATTGCCCTACCACTTTTAGGCAATCGGTTATTGTAATCAATTAAGAATGCATCATACTCAAACTTTTCAATCAATTGAATGTCATGCTGTTTCGTACAATTAATGCAGAGGACTTCTTTATAATTGGTATGATCAATTGGATGCACAGTTGAATCAAACCAATCGTTTTCATATTCAAATGCAATTAATTGATTGAGAGGGTTAATGCCACAGTACGTCATGCCAGTTGATTGATTAATTAAATGATGTTTTTTCATAATTACTCTCCTTTAATTGAATGTGATTTGAAATGTGAATTAATTGACAATTAATTGAAAAATTTTTCTGTGGAAGCTTTGTTATTGATTAATTATTTTTAATCAATCTCTCAGCATACGCCACTTAAAAAATGATTCAATCACACCTGCCTAATTGATTGATCGCTTTTTTTCCTTTTTTCTGGTAAGGTTTTTCCGGTCAATCAATTAATCTAATAACTAATTGAATTTATTAGATTAAAAACAGTATATCATAAGAAAAATTGACTTGTCAAATTTTATAAGTACTTAATATTATTAGATATTCAATTAAAGCAAAAAAATATTTTTCAATCAAATGAAATAATCTAATAATCAGTTATTTGATAAGAATTAATTACAATACCGTAATTGATTATTTGATAACAATTAATTAATTGATTTAATTAGATATTATTCAATTACTTAAAAAATAATCCCTTTTTCTTTAATAAAATAGGTATAAACACTTGACAATAGCATTTTAATGAATTATATTTTAACTTCAATGGCAATCACAAAACACTATACAACTACAAAACAATTTAACTACATGAAAGGAATTAAAAACAATGAAAACAAAACGAACTAACATCTCAATTCCAATGGACTTAGCAAGGCAATTGAAAGAACTTGAAATGCAAGAAAAAATCAAGGTCAATCTTTCAAAGCTTTGCTCAAATGCAATAGCGCAATTTTTTGAATTTTATATGGAAAATAAAAAAGAAATTGCAGATAGCTTTGAAGCAATTGAAAACGCAAAATTTGAAAGGGAATACTTGAAAGACAATTGCATCACTTATCAAATTGACTCAAAATCAGTTTTTGACTTAACTGACTTGGAAAGCATTTTAAACAATGAAAGGAATGAATCATGAAATTTTTAATTGGTTATTTATTAGCAATCGTTTTCGTAATTTGCTTATTTACTATCTGGAATGCTTTCAATGGGAATAATCCTACAGGCAAAGCAATTGAAGGTAAGGTAAAAGCTTATTCGGTATTTATGGAACAAATGAATAAGCTATCGGACTAACACTTAAAAAGAAAGGAAAAAATTATGGAAAATACCTTTGGCAATAGCGCAATGATTAATCACTTAATTCCATATGCAGAGTCAAGAATTGATTGCTTTTCAGTCAATCAATATTTTAAGAATGAATTAAATGAAATAATCATTCATAGGATTTTTAATCCCACTATTTATGCTGATTTAAACCAAATGAAAGGAAAAATCATGAGTTTAAAAGACAAATTAAATGCAAGTAAAAACGTCAATCCCATTACAGCAAATGCAAATAATCAATTACAAAAAAGTAGTTTAGCTGCAAAGCTTGCAAGTAAAGATTCGGTCATTTCTGAAGCTTCTATGACGGCCGAAAAATTTGCTCAAGTTGAAGCTTTGCGTCAAGAAATTAAAAACCTTCAATTAGATACCGTCAATATGCAATCCGATATTGAAGCTTTGACCAAAGTAATTATGGAATGCAATCAATTTACCGCAAGCACGGCTAAGGATATCAAGTCAACATTGAATGCAGTTAATTCTCTGCATGGTAACTTTGCCAAAATTTTACCGACAATGGCAATTGTCGATAGTAATCCAGATACCATTATTAATAGAAAACAGCATTCTAAATTGACTGCAAAAACTTCAGAGTTTAAATCGGTAATTGAAGGTCTTGAGCAGGGTGAAGTTCAGGCATTATACGAACTTTTCAAAAGTCAATTTAATCATAAATTCGCAAAGTCCAGTAAAGCGGATAAATTGAGCGAATTTTCATTTTTCATTAATGGAATTGACTTCACTTCATTGGATACTATTGATGCCACTACCAGAGCGCAATGGCAGGCTTTTAAGAATGCAAATAATAATCAAATGATATTTGCTCCGAACAGCATGAAGCTTGCTGTCAAAAGCTTGATTGCTATAGGCAATGATCTTGACTTGATTGCAGATAACAGTGTATCTGATAGCAAGGTCAATACTGAAGTGAAAGACTTTGCCTACTGGTCAAGTCAATATGGGATTGCAGATAAATCGATTATATCTGAAGTAGTTGATTTGGTGAAGCAGGAAGGATTGAATAATAAAACGTCAAGCTTGATTGCAGAATATTTGAATGAGAATTCAGTCAATGATTTATCTGGAGTTAATCATGGCGATTTTTTCACTTATTTAAAAACATCTAAATTCGCATAGTCCATTTAATACGGTAAAAGAAAACCGATATCATAATTAGCTTTATAGTGGTATCGGTTTTCTGCTTTTAAAGCTTATCATTTACCGTATATGAAGCGATTGCACTTAATTGAATATAAGACCATTGAAAGGAAAATAAAACAATGAATGATAACAATAAGACCGAATGCTTCAAAGCTTTGAATTCCATTACTGATATACTGGATACTAAAAGCGAATTTGAATATATTGCTTTGATAGAAATTGACGGGATTATCGATACCTATTTGCTATCTGATATAGGTCAAGAAACATTGCGTCAATTCGCATGGTATCTTTACAATGCATTTGACTTTAGGCATATTGAAAGTAATCAAGTGAAGCTTATACCTTTGATTGCTAATATGCCCTTCAAAAGTCATTGTCTGGATACTATGAATGCTTATATTGCTACGGTCAATCAAGGTATCTAAACTTGAAAGCAATGTCGCTTCATTTGCCATATATAAGACGATATCATATTGAAGTGGCATTGCTATACCTTATGGGATTGCATTCCATTATGAAGCTTTCAAGTGCAATCAAGTTAAGGTTATCAGATTGCAAGGCAATTGTATCAATTAATCAATTGCAATCAAGTCAAGTTCAATCAATTGGAATGCAATCAATTAATCAATTAACTATATGCAATTACAATGCCAATCAATTGAAAACCGACCGATCCAATTCAATTGATTGATTGAACCTACCGCCTACCGCTACAAATTTTTTACAATTTTTTCATTTTCATTAATAAAGTTGCAAAAACCTTATATGAATACTATATATAATAAATTTTCAAAATTTCAACCTGCGGAATACATTAAAAAATAACGTATTATTCGGTAATTTAAACCTATATATGCAAAAATGGGTTATTATAAAAGGTTATATAATGATATGTCTTTATTTTCGGAAGGTTATTTAAAAGTGGGGTTTTCGGGGATTTCAAGACAAAAAAATAGCCCGATCCAATTAAAGACCGAGCTATCTACTGATTAAAATAAAACTATTTCAATACTAATGCAGCTAATATCTTAGGTTCTATTCCAAATTTAGACAATAACCGAATAGACATTAACATTTTGCCCAATTTATTCTTTCCTTTAATAGATATGCAAGTATTGCAAGTGCAAGATCCCCAATAGTTGTCATGCCATTTATTCCATTCACATATGAGTCCTTTGGTCTGCAATAATTGCTTATTAAATAGTGTACCTTTTCTGAATTTATATTGGAGAGCATATAACATGTAATCATCTTTAATATCATTCCAATTAGGTTTGATATCGCATATGCGTCCTAACTTTTTGGCTTGCCCAGGAGTATGTGCAGTTGCAATCATATGTCTTTGGGTTTTATTATCAGTCTTCATTGCTTGATAGAAATGCTCTGGAGTCTCATAACGATAAAGACCATATAACATAGGTTTATCGAATGGCTTAAAATTGGAAAACCAATTATCACTCATAACAAATTTTCCTTATGATCCCGAAAAATTAATTAAATATTTATAATTCTAACCAATCATAATATGTTCCGACTAAATAATGGGTTTTTATTCTTCTTGGATGGGTTTTCTTTAGATCGTAAATCATATGAGTATGTTTAAAATTAGAATTACTTTTTATTAATGTATTTAAATATTTTTTAGCTTCTCGATATGTTGAAAAGAATCTTTTAATTTTTTTAGGCATAACTAATAATTCCTTTAGAAATTTGAAGGTTCATTTAAAAATTTCAATAAACCTCTTTTATCAGTCGGCACATTAATTGTTTTTGTTCCAACTGATTTTGGTATGTAACCATGTTTTTGTCTTACATTCTTTCTTAATGATGCAGCTTCAGCCTGAGATCCTACCCATTGTGAATCAAAGTTTGATTGTTCAGAATCATACATTTTCCATGCTACAAAATACAGTTTCATAATCAGTCTCCTTTTATATTAAAAGTTAATTTACTTGTTATTGAATTCACAAGTTGCCTTATTTCCATTTGGGGATCTCCAGGTTGATTCATCTCCTCCAGGTTGAGGGATATCCGTTTTAATTGTTGAAGAAGTTTCAATTGATTCAGATTTTTTGTTTTCGGGATCAAAGAGAACAATTTTAATTTCGGTTTCGGTGTACCATTGTCTTCTGCCCTCTGTATGAATGACACGGTATATTACTCCTCTCATGTCAATTCCGCACATGTTTACATAACCATCTTCCATGTGGCGGTTTCGGACTTTTGTTCCAAGAGGGAATTTGAATAAGGATGCTGACGCATCAACATTGTGCATCATATTATATAATTCCTTATCAGATTGGGTATTAGATAATTCCTCATCGAGTAAATCCAATCGATCTTTATCAATTGTTTCAAATTGTTTTTCAAGATGTGCGTCAATGCCCATGCTTTCTTTAAGGTATTCTGATTCTGTATTTTCTTCATTATTATTCGGCATTATAAATCTCCTTTTTTCTCTTTTATATCAAAAGTTAATTTACGTTTATATCTTTCAGGTATTTTATCATCTTGTTCATTAAATATATTAATACAATCTTGAGCTAAATCCATTGCTGCTTGATACCGTTCATTTTTAATGCCCAAAATTATCCATTCTAAAACTTGTTTTGGTGTTAATTGTATTTTTGACATATGTTTATTTTCCTTATGTTCTAATTCCTAATGCCCAATGCCAAAAATACCGGATGGATACAAGTAAGCCTATTATAGCAAAAAAGTAAATTCCTAATGTTTCCCATGTTGTAGTATCTATCCAATACATTAATTGAGTTAATTTATACGGCACATGTATTTCCATTTAGTCCTCCTTTTCTTCTTCTTCTTTTAAAGTTTTAACAAAATTTTTTGCAGCTTTATAAACAATTACTTCTGCAATATCAATTTTGCCTGTTTCTTTAAAATTATTATCAATCATTTCTAAAGCCCAATTTAAATATTCAATAAGTTTTTTTTCTCTTTTATTCATTTTTATCTTTATTGAATTTTGCTAATTGTAATGAAATTAAACGTAGTGCTACTTTTTTTTGTTCAATAGTAATAGTATTATGGCCCCAATAAATATGAAAACTTAAATTATACATAGCAGCACAGATTTCAGTTGGGCATAGCCCTCCACGTTCTGCTAATCGTTCCAGTGTTTGATAGTGATTTTCCATTACTTGTACTCTAAACTGTGCCATAAATTTCATTGGAAGATCTTTAGGAACATTATAAGTATTTAATTCATTCCATTCTTTTTGATTCATCATAATTGGAAATGTTTGTTTAATGGGTGCAGTTAGCATAATTACTCCTTTTAATTATTCCTCCGATACTAATTCATCCTCATTTAAACCACCACCACAAGAAGGACAGCAGTATTCTTTATTGCCATTCCCTGTATGTTCTTCCCATTCTATACCACATAATGTGTTACCACATATAGGGCATGAATAAAGCATCATTGATTTAAGTGGCATTGTCATTTCTCCATTTTTTTAATTCTACAAATCCAATAAGTATTTTGGTGCATTTAGGGCAAGTAAATTCTTGAAGGGAACAACAATAACTATCAAACCAATCACGTAGTTTCATAGCATTCATACAATTAGAACATTGATAGATCTCATCCAGATCTATTTGATCGTCTTCCTCTCAGGCACTATTCCACATTCCGGCACAACGGCCTACAGCCTGATCTTGATTGAGTCCTTCATCCATTACTTCAGGAATGCATCTGCTCATGTACTCCCCTCTTGTTTCATCATCACAGTTTGGTTTTGGCATCTTTGTTCTCCTTATCTAAGATTGTATTTTTTGTTGCTTTGACATGTTCATCTCTTTGTTTTACCCATTCATCAGGATTAAAAATTTTACCACAGACAAGACATATTTTGCCTATAAAGAGATTACCAATGGTCTGTTTTCCGGTAGGTGATAAAATTGGAGAAACATATTTTAATCTGAATGCATCAGTAAAAACCTGACCATTACACAATATGAATTCTCCATCAATTATCTTTCCTCTTGTATCCAGTTTAGGAAGTTGATTGATACAAGTTATATCTTCTGCCTGTTCAATAATTTCTTTAGTTATAACTATTTGTCCTGGTTGTGTTCCTTGATTGCTAAGTAATTTTGGATCAAATTTTTGATTCATGATTTTTTTCCTTTTTATTTAAACATTAAGTACAATTTTTATTTTCATTTTCGGGAGTTGCCATTGTTTTATATTTTCTTCTGGTTTAACATAAATATGTCCAACTGCATGATCTCTTGCGTTTTGTAAAGTAAAAACACCTTCACTAATAGATAAAATAGTTAAATAAACAAATAAAGCAATTAAAAAATATTTAATACAAATTAAACATTGATAAATACCAAGTCGGATTGGATCTGTATCTCTAAGCCATATTTCTGTTCCTTTTTTCCTCCTTTGTTTGTCATTCATTAATAACCTCCTTTTTCAATCGGCATTACCCGATCATAAATTTGTCCAATAAAAAAACGATAACCTTTTTTATGTTTTTTAGATGATGGTATAACATGATACCATACCATATCACCATATGACCAAGGATAAGTAGAAATTTTAAGAAGAATTTGAGTTTGTCCATGTAAAATAATTTTTTGTTCATTGCGTAGACCACATTTATTATATAATATGTTATCACATAAGACTATCTTTTCTACTCCTTCAAATTCTCCGGTAAGAACAATTTTTTCACCTTCAAGAAAAAACAGGTAGGGTTGTTCGATATCATATTGATCACCATAAGACATGATCAATAGCCTGAGTACAATTAATGTTAACCGATATAAGAATTCTGTTTCCATTAGTGATTTCCTTTTTCAGCAAGTTTAACAAGTATATCACCATGACAGGGAAGGGGTTTACAATGACAGCCTAAGATGCGCCCTTTCAATTCATGTCCAATCTCATGAATCAGCCAAGGCTTATTGCGAATGTCTTTGTCATACTTCACAATTACTTCTTCTCTTGTTCCATCAACCCCTTCCCTGAAGATGTTGCCCCACTTTGTTCCTTTGCCAATATAAACATCATAGTCTTCATCTTTAACATTAACTACTTTTGTTTTACAATGTTTATATTTAGAGGCAGCACAAAAAGGGCATGACATATTACACCCTGATAGATCCGCATTAAAAAGTTTACAATAAAAGGTCAGTTTATGTCTTTTTAACTTTCGGTATTTTGGATCGAAGTGTATTTTTCTTTTTTTGTTCATCTAATTTCAACTTTAATGATTTGTTGTATTTTTTAAATTCAGCTTTAACAATTTTTCCCATTCCATTTCCTGCTTCAGCGTAATTAGCAAGTATTTTTATCTTATCCCAAAAGTTGTTATCAGGTACAACTGCGCCAATTCTTATCATAGCATCAGCAAGAATAATAGCAGGGTTATCTGTATTTACAAAACTATTAACTCTTGGATCATATAAATACATGTTATTTCTTTTTTTCTAAGCAAGCGTCTAAGTCTGAACGATTTTTAATTTTTTTCCAAAATTGTCCAAAATTTTTAGAAGTAATCCAAATATGCCAATAGCATTGGATTAATCGTAGTAAACGCTTGCGTCCGTAGGAGGGCTTGGTGCAACGAAATCTAATCCTATATTAACAAGTCCTTGAGTTAATAGTGGTGAAATGTTTCCGGCATCATCAATTGCTGCAACTCCAAAATCGTAATCACCATCGAGATTAGGAAATAAAGGCTGAATATCAAAATGAATGTAGCCATCTGCTTCTGGTGCAGGTATCGGATCTAATTCTGCCTTTTCCAAATAGTTATCTTTGGTGATTGGTTCTGCTGCCGGATTGTGGGGTTTAACATAGATCATGTTTGATACCACATCTTGACTTCCTGATTGTTTAAATTTAATCCTTGCTGCCATGATAATTTTCCTCCTTGTTAAATGATTAGTTATTCAATACCACCGCTTGTTGGTGGTGCAACGTGACCGTAGATCATCCATTTTCCTTTAATATATGTTCCTGGGTTATTTGAATCTTCAACTTTTCCATAAGGTACGCCTTGTGAATCTAATAAGTTAGAATGCACCCAATCAGAGCATTCTCTGGTATCATCGGTTTCAACTTTGTCACAGGTTTTAATATAAAATACCCAAAGACCTGTACGTGGAAGAAACATGGTTGCTCGTATTTGTTGGGTTTTACCAATTAGATATTTTTTTTCTTCTCCATAATTCCATAAATAAAATTCAAAGAAATCAACAAGAGAATTAGTATCATCCCATTCGATTGTTAATGGTACATCTGTGGTCATTGTATAAAGAGTTAAATCAGGATGAATAGTAGTTTCTGCATTACAATAATCAACAAATACACAAATTATAAGAAAAATTAAAATACCAATTAAAGTCCAAAATATTTTTTTCATTATTACTCCTTGAGATGTTCAATTGCATCCTCATATGCTTCTTCATATCCGTTTCTGAATCTCTTGTATAAACGTTTTTGTATATCATTGGGTAAACTGGAGTAACAATTATAACAAAATGAATTGCCCTTTTTTTTATATTTTCCACATTGGCATTCTTCACTTGCTAATTCTTCTAATAAAAATTTAGCATCACTTAATTTCATTAACTATTTCCTTATTTGTCTGACAATCTCCAATAGTTTTTCTTCTGCTTCTTTTAATGTATCATAGACCATAGGAATTTTGTTTTCAACTACTGGAATCCAAAGTTTTCCTTTTCGGCCTTGAATTGCGTATTTAATTATTTTTTTGCCATCTTCTTCAGTCACATATTGTTTAGTTGTTCTAACTCCACCACGTTTCATATTTTTACTCCTAACTTTTTAAGATGAAATTCAATATATTTTATTTGATTAGAAGTTGTTTTATATTTACCTAATTTAGATTTAATATAATTAAGACGTTTGTTTAATCTTTTAATTGATTTTACCTTTCCATCTTTTTCTTCCAGATTAATTAGTTTGCGAATTTTTCCTTTTTTCATTTTTTCTCCTTTTTTTATTTTTAGTGCTTGTTCCTCTTATATAACGGGCTGTTTCTCGATAACAACCAATTAACTTACATGCTTGAGTTATGTTATTGGTTTTTCTTTCAGCAACATTAAGAATTGCTTCTTTACATTGTTGTACCCATTGTTTATATTGAATTTTAAAATTATCTATTTTATATTCAGCAATATATTCTAAATTTGGATCTATTTCAATGAATGTTTTTCTTTTAATTATTTTTGCAAGTTTATTAAGAGCGAATTCTAATTCATTAAATTTATTATTAGGGTTACTTTTTCCAGAAACATAGGCTAATTCATAAACACATTTAATTGCTCCATATACTTTTTTTAATTCTTCTAATTCATCTGGAGTCAATTCAACTCACCTTTATAAAACCAATGTTTGAATTTTTAAGATAATAAATATCTTGCGTTTTAGAAAGGTGTTGCATGTAATTAGGTACTTGGGTTAAGTTTTTAGTATGAACATCATGCCAAGCAATTGTACCACCATCATTTTTCATTAAATATGTAATTGCTTTTACTGAATCTATTCTAACTTCATCGAATCCATGATTACCATCGATAAAAAAGAAATCAACTTCTTTAAATAGGTTAAAATCATAAGTTTGAGAATTCGCATAAATAAGGAAAACATTACCAAGTTCACTGGTATATTTGCCTATGTCTTCTTTGGTTTTACATCTTGTTTTTAACTCATGTTTACTGATTGCTAAATCTTCTTCCATGTAATCCAATGTATAAATTATTTTTTTTGGAAATCTTGATGCTATTTCATAAGTAGTTTTTCCATACCAAGTTCCAATTTCAACAATGTTCTTTTTACAAGATTCTATTAAGTATAATAAAGCCGAAATATCATATTTGTTTGTAGGTCTTCTGCCAAAGTCTTCTACTTCAACTTGCCAATAATGTGGATCAATTATTTTAATCATTTTCTTTCCTTATATACATCATTGAGTTTTTTGTTTGCCATAGATCATTAACAGTTTTATTATTTTTTAAAACATTTTGTATATTGCAACTTGATAGTTTAACAAAGTTAAATGAATTAAATATTTTTTCCCAATATTCAAAGGGCTGACAATTAACATGGTTTACTCCACCTTGACCTACTCTTGCAGCAGAAAATAGTATAGTATCACCTAATCCGGTCAAGGTTTCAATAAATGTTTCTGCAAAGGTTTCATTTATATGTTCTGCCACTTCAAGACTTACTACCAGATCAAATTCTCGATCAAGTTTAAAAGGTAGTCTTAAATTAGAAGTCTTGAAATATTTTTTAGGAATCATTAGATTATCAATCCAATTACCATCGACTCCAATAACATCTGTTATGCCCATCTCCATAGCTGCTTTTAAAAATCCACAATTACCAGATCCAATATCAATGATGGATTTAATAGCAAAGTATTTTGTTAGGATAGGTAGTATTGCTTTTCCAAAAAGATATGGTTTAGTCATTTGTCCTTTTTGAAATTGTTTTCCATATAGTGCAGTACTTTTAGGATCATTTTTCATAGGCATGATCTTCTCCTAAAAAATGTGATTGATGGAGATGTTTATTTTCTGATCTTCCAATATGTTGAACAAAAGAAGGACAGGAAGCAAGAAAAAATTTACCTTTATATTCATGTATCCCCCATTCTTGTAGCCATAGATCGATGCAAGCACCTTTCATTCCTAATGGAATAACATCTTTTTTGCGATATTTAAAAGTATAATTATTGATGTTTTTAATACCATCTGTAATATGTTTTACTGCTTTTAAAGCAATATCCTTTTTAAATAGAATGCATTGTGTACCATAAAACTGTTGAAATGATTCTTCCCAATATTCTACTTTCTTGTTAGTTCTTCTTTTTATTTCTTGATAGGCAGCATAAAAAGTAACCATTGGGTTTTTATTAACTAATTTCTCATGTTTTGTCACATAAGAATTAATTGATTCTAACCAATTTTTACAAAATAAAATATCATCTTCTATTTGAATAATAAATTTACAATTTTTATTTTTACAATGATGTACTGATCGTAACCAATTTTCATTTCTGGTTATATTCTTTTTTGTTTTATGAATAAATGTATTTCTTAATAATTTATATTGATTCAAATAATCAAGAGAAGAAGATTTGCCATCAAATAGATGTAACTCAAATGAAATTTTAGATTCAAACAATCCTGATTTAATTAAACTTTCCATTGTAGTATGTATGTAGTTTTCCTTTGGAGATCGATCAATAACTCGCATTGTGATAAAATATTTCATAGTTTCTCCTTGTTTAAATGAAATCTGAATGGGGATTTCCTTCTGTGATCTGTTGAATTACAATATTATGTTCTCTATAATAACAAATTCCATTTTCACACATTTTTCCAGAATAAACATATGGTTTCATCCATGTTTGAATTATATCTGTAATATCAGTTGAACAAAGTTTATATTTTGGTACAAATTTTCTTTCAAACATTTGAGTTGCACAACAATAGTAAATATTTTTGTCGGTGTTTATAAAAGGTACTAACCACATCATCCAACATTTTTCTGGAATAGAATAATTCTTCTCATGCCAAAAAACTCCAGTTTCATTGAATATTGAATTTAATTTTATTGTCTTATTCAGTGTATTTAGTTTTTTGGCATCATAAGAATTATCAGGAATGATTCTTAAATATCTTCCATCATATTTGTTTTTGAATTCTTTTAATTTATTAAATACAGCATCATTGGTTTTATCATTATAGACATAGGAAAATCCAAGAAAAGTAAGATTTGATATGTTTGTAAAATTAAGTTTATCTTCTGAAACATAATCAAGGGAATTTAATGATATTCTGAGCCATGTTAATTTTTTAAAGGTATCTTTTAACAGATATTTTTTTATGTCTACTCCATTTGATTTTAATCCAACAGAGTATCCAATTGATTTTGCATGAGCAATTATTTCATTGATGTTTTTATGTAATGTAGGTTCTCCTCCAGTGAATTCTACTGAAACTGCACCAAGAGTATGAAATACATTTAATATATTTTTTACTTCTTCAAATGTAAATTCATAACCATCTCTTTTTTTATTTGAACAAAATTCACAATCAAGATTACAAGTATCTGTTAAAGAAAAATGTAAAGATAAAGGTTTAAAAATACCAATTTTCATTTCGTTTAATCGGTCTGTATGAAAAAGAAGTTTAGTTGGGTTACTTGTAAAGTTATTTATATAATCATTCATTTAAAGTTTTCCTATATCCATTGTAAATGTGATATTAACCAGATAATTCCTTTAATTGTTATCCATCCAATAACAGATATAATAATTCCAACAATTATTCCAAACCAAAATAAAGGTGTAAAATCTATAGATGTAGTGATTGGTAGGTCTAATAATTTTAATAGAGCATCATGCATTAGAAAAATCTCCCTACAAGTGAAGTGTCATTGAACCAATACATTTTTTCTGGTCTACCTTCTTCTTCGTAATATTCATTCAATGCTTCTGTGACTCCAGGCCAACCGTTGTAGTCATGCCAATAAATGATTCCATGTCTCGTTTTCATTTTATGAGCATTGTAGGAATCATTTTTACAATTATCTTTTGTATGAGAAGCATCAATGAATATAAAACCATATTTATTCATATATCGTTCAAATTTTAATTTAGCGGTATCTTGCCAAACTTGTACAATTCGACTTGTAATCTCTTTGTCTTGGCCTTGCCAGAGTTTGTGTTTTAATCCAACATATCCACTTTCATCTAAATCTTTTTCTCTTGCTAAAGGATAACTTGTTCTGAGTTTTTTGGATCTTGGTAAATCAACAGTGGTGATTGTTCCTTCTGTATTAATTGCCATATTCAATGTACTTCTACCATTGTAAGTACCAAACTCCATGATCATTGCAGGTTTGAATAAGCGAACTGTCATCACAAGATAAAATAATTCAGTCATTGAGATATTACCTGAAACATACTTTAGACATTTGAAATGAATGGTGGCAAAATCATCGAGATTCATTTCTTCAATTAATTCGATGAAAGATTTGCGTGGTATGATTGGTGTAGGATTACTCATCTTGCTAATGCCTTTCTTTTGCGTTTTAAATGTTCTCTTAGATTCTTCTTTCGTTTTGTTAACCGCTTCATATAAGACTTTCGATTTTGTATCCGTTTGCATCTTTTACAAATTAAGTTCCGTTGTTTAACTGCCCAAAAAGGCCAATTATCATCTTCAATTAATTTAACTTCACAGAATTTACATTTAGGTTCTTCACTTTGAGTAATAAAACGTCTGTGCGCTCCACCTATATGCCCTGCCAATGATTCAGATAAATGAAAAGTCTTTTTGCAATAAGGACATATGTGTTCTCCAATCCTTTTTTTAACTGCGGTTTTATATTTATACATTAACTCTCCTTTATGTGAAAATGCCCCTATCTAATAACATATAATTAATTAAAAGATAGGGGCATATGTAAACACTCCGTTAAAATCATTTATAAATGGGTTTTAAACCTTGCTTTGATTTCATCAGGGCTTTTCTGAATGCAGTTGTTTGTTGTGAAAAAGCTGTC